TCCGTAACGCCTCTGCCACGCGCGTAACGTGACAGGGATTAAAGGTAAACCAATTGATTTTGCAAGTTTTTATTTTACCCCGCTTTCTTATGGGGCATGCATGGGACACTTTCAGATAGTCTTCTGTTAAGAAGTTCTATCTGTTCGTGATTGTTGTCTTTCATCCATGCTCCGTAAACATTGAATACCATTTGTGCGTTTGTGTGGCCCATCTGGCTTGCGATAAAACTAGGATTAGCTCCTGCGGCAAGTGACCAGCATGCATAGGTATGCCTGGATTGATACGATTTTCTGTGTCTCAGACCTGCGCGTTTTAAGATACTTGTCCATGACTCCCTGATGGAGTCAACCTTATAGTGCGGTCCGGAAAACTGCCGCTGTTTTATTACCTGAGGACTAAAAACAAAAGTGCATTTATGCACAGCAGTTCTCCCATATTCCCTCTGCTTTACCTCTACAGAATGTTGCTTTCCAAGCATAGTCATTTCTGCCTAGCTTTTAAGAGCATCAATAGCTGGTTGAACCAGATGAATTGTCCTTCCGGTGCCAGCATCGGTTTTTGGTGGAGTGAATTCGCCAAGTTTTGTATAATTCCTACGGATGGTTATAGTCCTTGCTTTAAGGTCGATATCTTCCCATGCCAGCGATACCAACTCCCCGTGACGAATACCCGTGTATACAGCGAGAATCCACAGGTTTTTTGTTTGTTGATGACGGCAAGCCTCAATAAAACGAATAAATTCGTCACGGGTGAGTGGATCTGGTTTTACCTTGGACTTTTTTAAGGGGGCCAGACCGTTAAATGGGTTTCCTGAGGTATAACCATTATCTGTTGCAAATTGAAACATTCCAGCTATGGTTGTCATATAGTAGTTTACCGTGACCACTGAGCGCCCTTTTATGGAAGAAGTCTTTCCATTAGAAAGCTTTTGGTAACCGGTCAACAAATCTCTCCTTACGAAAAGTAAATCCTCTTTTGTTATGGATGAAACCAGTTTTTTTTCACCTAACATTGGTAACATGTTTTTAATTACTGACTGGTAACGGTTAAGTGCATTCGCACAAATCTCAATTTTCTTAAGGTCCAACCATTTTTCCGAAAGTGCCTTAACGGTTATCTCTCTTTTTCCCAGACCAAAGTGTTTCAGGTTAGGGGAATTAGGGAACTGCGCGGCGTAGTCGAAACTCCCCATTCTGATTGCAAAACAAACGGAAGTGCGAAGTTCACCAGCGATCTTCCGGTTTTTGGCTGTGTCAGGAACACCGAGGTTTTCTCTGACACGTTTGCCGTTATAGTGAAACCATATGCGTAGTGATCCGCCATGGTTTTCAACGCCTGTCGGGTATGATGCGTTACTCATTAAACCTCCCAGACGTCCAGGAGCATTAACAGGTTAACCGGAACTTGCATTTTTGGCACCTGGTTGTTTCTGGTTTTCGATCCATCGCATAATTTCTTCGATGTTGTACAGGCATTCACTGTAATGCCCTGGATCACCTTCTACAGCGTAATGACGGTATTCTTTTCCCTGCATCCATGACTTTCTTCTGGCCCGCTCGATGGTGCCAGGCTTTAGCCCTGTTGATGCAATGAGGACTCTCTCTGTACACCATTTGCTGGGGGTTATCTGATAGATGATTGTCTGCATGCCAACCTCATAAAACTTTCATCCACGGCAGTGGCACCAGACCTCAAACATTCGTTTCACAATTTCACGACAGTAGAAACCGTCAACATCTCGCGTCAGGTCGTAGCGGTTGCCGTAACGCTGGTGGACCCATAGCTCAAACGCTTTATTCATTTTTTACTTCCTTTGCATTGCGCGTAATTTCTTCAGGTGCTTTTCTTGTTCTGTTTCAGCCAGAATCTTGTGATATTCCAGGTGGTCAATATGCTCGAACAGGCTACTGAATTCACCGATGCGTACTCGCCCGGTACGTCCGTCCATCCTCCGAAAGAACACTGAGTGCTCAGTACTGCGAGTAATTTCTACTGGGTATCCGGCTCTGTCTGTGTATATCTGCCCGCGTTGAATCAAAGCGAACATGTGGTTATCCCCATCGACAAATCGAGTACACAACAAACGCTACTGCGAATACCATCCCCAGAGTTACGATTGCATCAGGCCAGCTCATTGATTCACCTCCTGCGGCGTCCTGGTATTCGATTTTCATTCCGGATGCTCCTGAGCCACGTTGAAATCGCCATGATCACGACAAGGCATCACAACAAATTCAGGATTGCCATACATTGAGTTGATGATGGAATCAAACTGAATTCTGACCGCTTGCCCGTCACCGGAGGGACGTAACTGGACGGGAATAAATTTACGCTCACGACCAAACATCTTCTCTGGATAACTCAGGTAACCCGCCTGGAGCACCGGGTGAGTACAGCGGTCAAACTTTTTCGGAATGATGCGATCCAAATCCGGAAAACAACCGTCCACCAGTTTAATGCCGGTAATGGACAGTCGTCGCTGAAACTGGTCGCGATGAACAGCGATCGGCTCTTTACTAAAAATCAGCTCTGTCGTTTCGGCTTTGGCCGGGACGCCCCCTTCGAACTGGACAATGATGTTTTTCTTCGTCCGGATGCCGTGAGCCATGCGCAGTGCCACGGAACCATTGGTTGCCTCAATATGTTTCGGCGTGATGTGAAGACCGTTCAGGTAATAACGAACGTCGTTTTTAGCAGCGCACACCAGAGCGGCGCGAATAAGTTTTGACTGGATGATCATGCTTTATCCTCCCATCCGATCACCTGGAAAAGCCCCATCTTCGGGTGATACCAGCGTGTGCCGCGTGGTTCAGCCTCTGACATCATTTGGTGGAACGCCGCCATAAATGGCTCAAGCTCGACGATAGCCCTGCGAGACAACAGACCGTCCGGAGTCATGAATTCGTGGGTGTCTGTAGGAATTTGATATGCGTTCACCAGATTCCGACACTTGGCGTCACTCATTCCACTTTTGGCTACCACCTGGCGGTAACCGACATATCCGGCGCGCATTGTGCCGCGTTTGATGTTCTCCACAGCTTTGGTGACCGTTTCGATCTTCTTTTCAACATGACTCAGGCGCTTTTGCTGGCGAACGGCATCGGCGGCCATTGCAGCGATCATCTCCATTTCCGTCAGCGGCGCGTGAGTTCGGAAATAGCTGTTAACCAGTTCGCGCTGAACCTGCCAGGCCAGATCGTCGGTGAAGGATTTCACCAACATCAAATAACCGGATTCGACCAGTACAATTCCTGCTGCTGCAAATTTTGAGAAAGTACCGTCAGGGAGGTGTCGACGAATTTCGTCGGAACCTAATTCGAAGTAGTCTTCCCCTTCAATAAGACGAGACTTGTTTTCGCGGAAATTGCGTCCCGCTGTTCCGTCCGGGCGTTGGTGCACTTCATCAATCATCGCCAGCGTCACCACGCGCTGACCGCGATATTCGATTACCGGAAACTGTTTGTTGTTGATGGTTACAGTATTCATTTTTATCTCCAGACAGCCCGGCGTGTAATACCGGGCATATGTATTACTTAACCTGAATAAATGGTGTGTTGGCACCGCTGGTCATGTACTGCGGCAGTGTGCCGTTCCATTTATTGATGGCTTCCAGCTCCATAACACCGGGGTTCTGGCGCAGAGCTTCACCGCGTAAACGAATTGCATCGGCTTCGGCCTGGGCTTTTGTGCGAATCGCATCAGCCTGTCCGGCAGCTTCTGCACGCAGCATGTTGGCTTCTGCTTCGCGTTGTTTAACTTCCTGCTCGCGTTGCAGTGTTTTCTGGTTTGCCGTGACTTTGGCGTTAATGCTGTCGATAACGGTTGGTGGGTACTCTGGCTTACCCACATATGAGAGGCTCATTACCTGAATACCGATGGGTGTCATTTCTTCCTGGATGTCTTTTAGAGCGGCATCCAGTAATTCAGATTTACCGCCGTCAATAAATTTGTCGGTGGTCATTTTGCTGGCCAGCCGATTGAGTGCGTCGGCGATCTTCTGGCGCAGGTCGGTGTTGGTAATGTCATCCACGCCTTTGCGGTAAGTCTGAAACACCGTGGTAACTTTGGATGGATCAACTTTGTAGGCCACGCCGATGTGATAGCCGATGGTTGTGCCGTCACTCATCTGGAAACTGAACGGTTCATCGTAGGTCTTCATTTGCTTGAAGGTCGGGAAAATGTAAACTTCAGTATTCCAGCCAGTCCAGTAGCGACCAACACCGACCACCTCACCGACACCTTTGTCGTCGCCCAGTTTGTTGACTTTGATACCCACATTACCTGGTTCAACGCGATCGCAACCTACAAGTCCGAAGACAGCCAGACTGACCGCGAAAACAAGCGCAATTGTTTTTTTCATTTTTCCCTCCCGGGGAAAGAAAGACCCTTATAAATGGCATAAATGCAGGGCGGGGTCAGACACGCCAGAGCAAAGCCAGAAATCACTGCTACCGTATCCTTCATTGATATGAGGGCCGGAACGATTAATCCGTAAATACATGCGATAATTGCCAGTGATATAACTATTCTGAAATAAATGTTCATGGTCCTCCTGATGTATTCGGCTTGCCTTATTTAATTGCGTCATGGTTAATTTCGTTTACGTCAGAATGGTTTTGTTGCCATCAGTTCGTAATATCCGGCGCTCCATGTGTCATATTTTCTGAACCATTTTTCTGTATACTGTTTCCTGGCGATGAGTCTGCGCAGTCGTCTGATTGTTCGCTGGTGTGCGCGGGTATACTCTGTGGTTGATTCTCCACGTTTCCATATCTCATTCCCGTTGAAGATAAGACGCTTGTCAGGATGGCGTTGTCGGAATCCTGAACGTTCAAAAGCGCGGGTGGTCATAAAGAATGCCAGGTAACGAATTGCCGTTTTTCGGGTGAGGCATTTTTTTGTTCTTCCGTGGCGTGTTACAAAAAATAACGGGCCGACGGGTGTATCATGTTTCTGTAATGCCTGGTCAATGGCGCTGGCGGTGCGGTTGTCGATCATTTCTTTATTTCCCCCGAATAACGTTCATGACTCATTACTTCCCAGTTCCGGCCGTCGTCTTTCGATAACAGCCGCCAGCGACGGTTAACCTTCAGACTGAGATATCCGTTGCGCTGTATCCGATGCGGGAATATACATCGGCATCTGTACCGCCGCAGGACCAGCAACGCCTGCTGGTGGACCCACTCAGGAATTCGTGTTGCTGTTAATGTCACTGGTTTCCTCCTGAGCAGGTGCTGTTATCTGATACCCCGCTCTTTCTGCCAGCCATATGAATGTATCCATGCTGGCAATCAGCTCTCCATCGCGGACTTTGCAGACACCTGTTACCTGGCCATTTTCAATAGTCATAACGATCTGCACTTTTTCGTGCACAACAGATACAGGGGATAAATTAGCCATCAGTTAATTCCTCCGCTGATATATTTTTCTTTCGCGTAATCAATAACCTCTTGTAAAAGGTTGTCTATAATTAACTTTCCGGTTTCAGCCTGGTATTCAGTATGTTGATTAATCCCGATAGCATTCTGGTATGCAGTGCGGATTTCGGTTTCACCCTCCACTCGGCCCAATTCACCACGGGTAATACCTTCAAAGCGTAACAGCAACTGGTTTATAAACTGTTCAGTTATTTCTATGGTCGTAATGTTCCCATCCAGAAGGTCAACAATAAGCAGATTACCACCTGTTTTACGTTTTATTCGATGGAGTGCCGCAACAGCTATACGGCGACGATATGTATTAATGGGTTCATGTGTCATTTGTTATTTCCCGTATGCTTTACGCAGAAATAAGCAGGCAATATGCATGTAATTTTCACCGTATTGTGCAATAAGGCAGGCGGTCTTGTGTGATGCCATATTCTTTATAAAAGTCATAATAAAGCCTCCTGTGGATTAAGGGTGTGATAATCCCCGGCGATAAAACCGTGATAAACGTTCATGGCATATTTGTTGTTATTGCGCTAATTCTTTTTCAACAGCGGCTTTTGCATATTCACATGCAAAATTCAGAATTTCACTGCCAAGTGTTTTTGTTTCGTTATTACTGGACGTATGTAACACCTGTGTTGCATGCAATAAATGATAAACATTTACCGCAAATGAATCAGGCTCCAGACAAATGCCTTCATAATCATCTTGCTGTGAGGTTGTTTCTGTCATTGCTCCTGAAGTACATGCGAGCCTGTTTTTGACAATTCTCTTTCCTCTAATCACTATATCGGCAACATCTATTGCCTTTACAACCTCCGGGAGAAGTTCCTGGTTTGTATAATCAAAGTTATCAACATGGAGAACAGTTATGTTTTCGAACTTTTTCATGGCTTCCTCAGCTGACTTATATGTTCTGCTATATAGCGAGTCTCAGAAGTGTTTTCATATTGAGACTGTTTCCGCAATGATTGATAAAAATGTTCGCATGTACCTTGAGGGGCGAAGCGGCGATTATGTCACCATTGGTATTGGTTCTTCCGTAGAAGAGCTTCGCGAGATAAGGGGCAAACTTATTGAGATGCGTCATGGTGTTGCTGCTCCTCACTTTTTGGTTGCTCCGGAGGAGTAACCTCACCAGTTAATAGCCACATCGGATCGCAGCCAAGAATATTTGCCAGTGGGATAAGCATACTGATAGTTGGTTCATACTCTCCGCTCTCCCACTGGATGATAATTTCTTCATCGAGATCGAGCAGCCTGGCGAGTTCGGCGGTTGTTAAGCCGCAGGCTTCGCGTTGGGTGCGAAGGTTAACCAGCCAGCTTTCAGGGAAGGATTGTTTTTGTTGTGCAGGAGAAGCCGCAGATAGAGCATATTCATGGATAAATTCCATTACCTCAATGCCCAGTTCCTTTGAGCGAGCACAATCCAGAAGATGGAATGTGCGTACAGCACTTAGCAAATTTGCAATATTTAATGCAAAGGAATCAAGTTCTAAGCCCTTAAGCGTAACACAGCCGCAGTTGATAAAATTAGTTGTTTCTGGAGTTGCTTTTAGTGTCTTCATATATCCGCCAACAATTTTAAATTGAACTTAATCAAGTTATAATTGATGGTGCGATATTATGCTTTGAGAAATAGGGTGTCAAGAAAAAATTGATATCGTGTGTTTTAGGCAGAAAAAAAACGGGCAAAGCCCGTTAAAATCAAAGACTAACCAAATCTGTTTATGTTGAATGGTACTGATGAGATCACTTTAGACTGGATATAAAGCAGAGCTAACCCCTCTTTTTCGATGCTCCATGGTTGATAATTGGGGTTATCAGATAACACCATGATTTTGCTTCCAATTTTTTGAAGCCTTTTCACGTAGCATTCTCCATCAAAACAAAATGCATAAATACCATCGCCATCAAAATAAGTTACTGTCTTATCAAGAAAAAGAAGGTCACCAGGTGAGATTGTGGGAGCCATACTGTCTCCTCTGGCGTTACCTATTTCTATATTTTTGAATGCCCGATTTCCAACAAGACGTCGGGCATATTCAGGATCAAGTTCTATTGAGCGCACTACATCTATCAAGTCACCACGGACATGAGTTCCATCACCGCAACTAAACTCAACATCAAGGACATTAAACACGACGCTATCTGTTCTTGTCTGGTGTTTCTCTTGCGAGGAAAAGGTTGGTGAGGAGTCTTCACCTAAGAACCAGGATTGTGGATAACCGCTAATCTCTGATAAATGCGCGAGCTTATCACTCCGTGGAAATGTTTTTCCTGTTGTCCAGTACTGCACTGATTGCGCACTCACACCTAACTTGCGGGCCAGTTGAGCCTGAGTCCATCCTTTTGCTTTCAGCATCGCGGCTATTCGATTTTCCGTGTTTTTGACGTTCTTCATGACCAAATCCTGTGGGTTTCTTTACAAGGATAAATCTTTACTTGATTTTAGTGTATTCGATCCTTTTGCAACTTGCATGTTAATTTAAACTTGATGCATTCTTGATTCATAAAGTTAATATTGGTGCTTTGTTATGAAAGGAAATGATTACGACAAACTTCGTGCATTAATTGCGCAAAATGCCATAGCGCGAAATCTGGGTGTGACACCGCAAGCGGTGAATCAGTGGTTTTCAAAAAGCACAATTCCTGCCCGTTTCGTTTTACGCGTATGTGAAGTAGTTGCATGGAAGGTCACGCCGCATGGCTTAAGGCCAGATCTTTATCCTCACCCTGAAGATGGAATTCCTGATTCGTTACGCAAAAACTCAAAATCCAAGCTTAGCGCACACAGAGGATGAGAAGTGATGGTGGTGATATGAGCGAAAAAATAACTATTAAATACGATGGGGCAACCATTTCGATTGCCCCAATCACATTAGCGTTCGCTGAGAAGTTGTTGGTAAGCCTTAAAGGATGCGAACTGCATTCTACCTTTGGCATTGAGTCCAATGCCTTCGCTTGTACACCAGGTGATGAACTCGGTTGTATCCGCTTCAACTTTAATAACTCGTTGCCCGCTTCTTTCGACACGCTTAATCAATTTTTCAGCGTCGTGTTTCCACTCGGTGTAACTGTCGGAGAGCACATCTGCATCAGTAAAAATCTTTTTGAACTCATGATACTGAATAGCATCGCGAAACCAGAATAAACCAACGGCCTGAACTTTCATGTCGAACCTCCTTTGGTTCTTTTGTTTATAGGGATCAAAAGGATAACTGAAGGATGGTTCGGCACCAACAAGTACGAATGTGCGGAATCTTAAAAGAATTTATCCGTAAGGAGATGGCAGTGAACACCGCAATTTTTAACGACAAAGTATCCATGACCAGCGTTGAAATCGCAGAGTTGGTGGGTAAACGTCATGACAATGTGAAACGCACTATTGAAACATTAGCCAAAGGTGGCGTTGTCCGGTCTCCTCAAATTGAGGTTTCCGAAAGAATCAATAACTTAGGTTTTAAAGTTCAATATGAGCATTACCTGTTTGAAGGAGAGCAAGGTAAGCGCGACAGTATCATTGTCGTCGCACAGCTCTGTCCTGAATTTACTGCTCGCCTGGTAGATCGCTGGCGCGAACTGGAAGAACAGATCCGTAAGCCAATGAGCGAAATCGAAATGGTTGCCGCGATGGCTCTTGAAGCAGTTCGTCAGCAAAAACGCCTCGACAAGATGGAAGAAAAAGTCAGCCATGTTGCCGAAACAGTTGAGCAAATCAAAAAGGGTACCATTCGTGAGGGCTATGCCGGATATCGCCAGCTGAAAGCAAAAACCGGTATGTCAGATGCGAAATGTCGCAATCTGGTGAACGCATATCAGATCCCTACCGATACCCATGAATTTATGACGCCGGATGGATTGTTATCTCGTCGCGCGATTGTTGCTGTGGAACCGTTTATGGCTGCTTTTTATCGGGTTATGGAGGAAGCAGAACCGCGAGGGACTCGCTGGTATCACCCGAAAATGGGGTTATTTCAGGTTATTGGTTGGCAGAAATAAGAAAGGCCGGCAGAGAAAACCGGCCAGTCGGGTTTATCGTCGGAGATATTACGTGAAAAACAATATCAAAGTTTTCGATTTTAAATCAAGCACTGGTGAATTGTTGTCATCAGTTCGTAGTGTGGTCATTGATTCAACACCATGGTTTTTTGCCGTGGATATATGTAACGCGCTGGGGCTGACAAATACTGCTATCTCCCTTCAGTCCATCGATGATGAAGATAAAACCGAATATAAGGATTACTTAGGTTCGGGACGTAAGCCTTTGCTGGTCAATGAATCCGGGCTCTATGCGCTGATTATCAAAAGTCGAAAAAAACAGGCAAGACGTTTTAAACGGTGGATTACATCGGAGGTAATTCCCTCAATTCGTAAAACGGGGAATTACTGTCTTACCACAATGGCATCCCTACCAGATTTTAGCGATCCGGCTGCTGCTGCCCGTGCCTGGGCGGACGAATATGAGGCTAAAAACAGAGCAATTAGTTACGTTCATCGTCAGGCCCAATACATCGAACATCTGGAAAATTTATTCCAGCCTGGCATGACACCGGTTCAGTTCTGCAAGCAACTTAATGGAGTAAATGTTCAGCGCATCACAGCATTTCTGGAGGCTCACAACTGGCTTTATGACGAGCGTCCTGAATCGCGAAGCCCCGCATGGCGTGTAAAGGCATATGCCCGAGATCTGTATCTGACCGAACGTCACCACTATATCGATTCAGGTTATGAAGAAGGGTTTTATTCGTACACACCAGTTCTTCTCCAGAAAGGGGCGGTCTGGATTTATCGCCAGTATCTTAGAGGTGCATTACCCATGAAGAGAAACTGGAATGGCGAATTTACTCACGATAAAGAACTGGCGGGTGCTGCATGATTGTTCTCCAAGATATTGATTCTGCAATTTCGGGACGTTACACTGTCTCTGCCCCTTATAAAGCGGGGGCCGGGATTGGAACCCCGGAATTGATCGAGGCGATATACGACGCGCCAGCGTCTTTTTTATCGTCCGCGCTCACGCACGCCAGAATTATGGTGGGCTGGGCAGGGGAGCCGAAAGGCTCGCCGGTTTCCTTGATCGCCGGTAGTTCCAACCCTGTTCAGTCCGCCACCAGCGAGCTTGGAACCTCCGGTGGTGGAAGTTTTTCACCGATCAAGGAGGCTGCCATCATGGCTACGATCCCAGTTTCCCCATTCCTCAAAATCGAAGTCGTCAACGGCAAGGCCGTTATTTTCTCTTTGCATGTAGCCTGCCATTTCAAGCGCATGCACCAGAACATCGTCGACAAAATCGAGTATCTGAACTGCTCGCGCGAATTTTTTACCCGCAATTTCATACCGGGTACTTACCACATCTATGACGACTCTCTGCGTGGTTATTACATCACCCTTGATGGTCTGATGCTGCTTCAGCTTGGGTTAAGTCTGCGCACAATGCGGTACTACGAGAGTTGCATTGAAGCGTTCCATGAGGCTGAAACCGTCCAGGTGCATTCCGCTTTCCGTCGTCATCAACGGGAGGTGCACCTATGATCCGCTACCTGAATATTGATTCTGCAATTTCGGGACGTTACACTGTCTCCGCACCTTATAAAGCGGGTGCCGGGATTTGCACCCCGGAATTGTCAACGGCGATATACGACGCGCCAGCGTCTTTTTTATCGTCCGCGCTCACGCACGCCAGAATTATGGTGGGCTGGGCAGGGGAGCCGAAAGGCTCGCCGGTCTCCGTTGACGCCGGTAGTGCAAACCCTGTTCAGTCCGCCACCAGCGAGATTTGCACCTCCGGTGGTGGAAGTTTTCCACAGTCAACGGAGGCTGCCATCATGGCTACAGTCCCAACCCACTCATTCCTCAAAATTGAGACCGTCAACGGCAAGGCCGTTATTTTCTCTTTGCATGTGGCCTGCCACTTTAAGCGCATGCACCAGAACATCGTCGACAAAATCGAGTATCTGAACTGCTCGCGCGAATTTTTTACCCGCAATTTCATACCGGGTACTTACCACATCTATGACGACTCTCTGCGTGGTTATTACATCACCCTTGATGGTCTGATGCTGCTTCAGCTTGGGTTAAGTCTGCGCACAATGCGGTACTACGAGAGTTGCATTGAAGCGTTCCATGAGGCTGAAACCGTCCAGGTGCATTCCGCTTTCCGTCGTCATCAACGGGAGGTGCACCTATGATCCGCTACCTGAATATTGATTCTGCAATTCCGGGACGTTACACTGTCTCTGCACCTTATAAAGCGGGTGCCGGGATTGGCGTCCTGAAATTCAATATAGAGCATAACCGCGCTCATGCGGTTTTTTCGTGTCATGAGCATTGCTACGCCCAAATTATGGTGGGGCGTGCAGGGGCATCGCAAGATGCGCCGGGTTCTATGTTGACCGGTTACGCCAACCCTGTACGTCTCACCACCTCTGTGATTGGCGTCCCATGTGGTGAGTTCTTTGAATTCAACATAGGGGCTGTCACCATGACTACTCTCCCAACCCTCTCTCAACCTGAAATTGCCATCGTTGATGGTCAGGCTGTTACTTCATCCCTGGCTGTTGCCAACTTCTTCTCTAAACGTCATGACGATGTTCTGAAAAAGATCCGCATTTTGGATTGTTCTCCAGAGTTTTGTGCCCGCAATTTTGCGGAGACATCAATTTTGGTACGCCAGCCCAACGGCGGTACTCGCAAACTTCCCTGCTACCAAATCACCCGCGACGGCTTCGCCTTCCTTGCTATGGGCTTCACTGGTAAACGTGCCGCCCGGTTCAAAGAGGCATACATCAATGCCTTTAACCAGATGGAGAGGAGCTTATCAGGAGCTGGTGCGGCTGACATGTCATCTGTCGCACAAAACGCCAGAGGCGTATACCTGCATTTGCGTGAAATCCATCAAATCTGGACAAGCCAGCTTTACCCAATGCTTAAGGCCGTTGAATCTCCGCTGGCTGGCAAACTGTACGACCGTGTAGGTGATGCTGTTTTTGGTGCTGCACTTGTTGATTCCAGGCTGAATGGTTCTGACAAGGAGGTGCGCCCATGATCCGCCACATCGTTAATTTCCTGTATCACCGATACAACCATTGCCCCCGTGTGGGGCAGTGGTTCACCACCAGCAACGGCTACGTTCTGCGGGTTTGCCTGGTCAGTACCGAAAGCCAGAAGGTTGTCTGCCAGGTTCAGGGACGTACTCATACCCTGAGTTATCCGCTGGTGGCGTTTCAGTCCGGAAAAATGTTTAAACGCCTGGGAGGTGGCTATGCGTCCGTCTGATCTTCTGCTCGATTTTGGACATCCGGTTGCTTATTACCCTGGGCTCGTTAAATACATGGGAAGTCCGCACGCTGTTATTTTCTTTGGTCAGATTTTTTACTGGCAGGATAAAGCACATGCAGCGGAAGGCGTACATAAAACGCGTGAAGAGATACAACACGAAACCGGACTTACATTTGAACAACAGGCTGTAGCGCGTAAGCATCTTGTGTCCAGAGGCATTTTGGTTGAAACCAACAAGCGTCTTGAGCACAAAATGTTCTACCGTATAGATTGTGAGCGCCTTAATGAAATTATCAATGAAAACAATCAGTTTTCCCGAAATGGGGAAACCCGTTTTCGGGAAACTGTAAAACCCAATTTCGCGGAGGAGGGAAAGCCTTCACCGCGGACACGGGAAACCCCTCGCCGCGGAGAAGGGAAAACCAATTTCGATCTTACAGAGAATACAACAGAGATTACTTCAGAGAATACTACAGAGAGTAAAAACACTATTGGCGCATCCGCTGACGCGTCTGCACCAGCGCGTTCTTCCCGACAGGAATATTCACCGGAATTTGAACAGGCCTGGCAGGAATATCCAAAACGTGCTGGTGGTAACTCAAAATCCGCAGCCTTCAAAGCCTGGAAAGCCCGGCTCAGGGAGGGAATAAAACCTGAAGCCATGCTTGATGGCGTGAAACGCTATGCTGCCTGGGTACGTGCCACAGGAAATACCGGCACACAGTTCGTGAAGCAGGCTGCGACGTTCTTTGGACCCGATCGTCACTTCGAAGACTTCTGGCAACAGCCAGCCGCTCCCGGAGGTGGGCGACAGCGACAGGTCGATGTCCTGGCTGGCCTGGGAGCCATGTCTGACAAATTCGGTAAATCCAGTGACAAACTGACATTCTGAGGTGACAGCGATGATGACGTTTAACCTGCGTGAACAACAAAAAAGACTACAGGCGCGAATGGATGAGTTACGGGCAGAGATTGCATTTGCTCAGAAGGGCGAAAAGCCATGGCCTTATCGTTCCTGCCTGATGCGTGAAGGTCGCGGATATTGCGAAAAACATGGCGAATATCACACGCATATACTGGTGTGGAGCGATCGTAATGGTGAGGACAGAGAAAAAATTTCATGCTGCCCTGACTGCTTAATCGCTGAGGCCAACGATTTGACCATGGAGCTGTCGTCCATCAAGGCGGAAGAGCTGACTGATAACGCCGGAATTGCCCTGCGTTTTCGGGACTGCGAGTTTGATAATTATCTGGAGGTTAATCCTGACGCAGCCAGAAATCTTGCGGCCTGTCGCCGCTATGCGGAGAACTGGCCAGATATGCTGGAGAACGGTACCAGTCTTGTTATGACCGGCAGTTGTGGTACCGGAAAAAATCATCTGGCTGTGGCTATGGCAAAACACATCATCCGTAACTATCTGGCCAGTGTGGAGATCACCGACGTGATGCGCCTTACCCGTGCTGTGAAAAATTGCTGGCGGAATGACAGCGAAAAAACAGCGGATGAAGTTATTGAGCGTTATGCGTCAATGGGTTTGCTGATCATCGACGAAGTTGGCGTTCAGTTTGGCAGCGCGGCTGAAATGGCTATTTTGCAGGAAATTATCAACGCCAGGTACGAAAGTATCTTGCCCACCATTCTGATCAGTAACCTCTCACCGGAAGAGTTGTGGGCGTTCATCAGTCCCCGAATTGCCGACAGGATCACAGACGGGGGACGCAACTGGTTGTCGTTTAACTGGCCCAGTTACCGTTCTCGTATCAGAGGTGTGGCTGCATGACAACTCCAGTATGGCGTAACGATGACCTTGAAGGCGCTGTCATCGGCGCGTTCTTTCTGCGCGGAGCAGATCCTGAAGTGATGGATATTCTGGCCACACTGCCAGCGGACGTTTTTTCTGTACGAGCGTATCAGGATATCTATACAGGCATCTGCAGACAGGCCCGTGTTTCAGGAGTGATTGACCCCGTGCTGTTGTGTAATGAGATGCCGGAACTTGCCCCGGTGATTACTGATACCGGGCGTAAAACCTGGGTGAAGTCTTCACTGGAGCACTATGTTGCAGCGTTGCGGCGCAATGCCGCACTGCGCGATGCAGAAAAAACACTGAATGAGGCGCTGCAGAAATTACGTGATGCGCATACCTGTGAAGCAGCTGAAGATGCCCTGAAGGATGCGCAGAACATGATGGTCACACTGTCGACAGGAAAGGGCGTCATTCAGCCGGTACATATTGATGATGTGCTTCCGGAAGTGGTTGAGCGTGTTGAATGCCGGAATCAGGGGCTGGAGAAATCCAGGACGTTGATGACCGGTATTGATGAACTGGACGCAAAAACAGGCGGTATGGAGCCCGGAGACCTGGTATTCATTGCCGCCCGTCCTTCGATGGGGAAAACCGAACTTGCGCTGGACATCATCGACAAGGTGACTGAGCAGGGGCATGGTGTGCTTCTGTTCACCATGGAGATGGCGAACATCCAGATTGGTGAACGTATGGTGTCTGCGGCTGGAGGGATGCCAGTATCACGCCTGAAATCTGTGGCTCACTTTGAAGATGAAGACTGGACGCGTTTCTCACAAGGGGTGGGGCGGATGACCGGGCGCAATATCTGGATGGTGGACCAGGCGAACCTGGCCATTGATGAGATATGCGCAACAACGAAACACCACCTGATTAAATATCCGGAAACGGCGCTGGTGGTGGTTGATTATCTCGGGCTGATAAAAACCCGAACCACGGGGCGTCATGACCTTGCCGTGGGTGAAATCTCAAAGGGGCTTAAAGGCCTGGCAAAATCCGGTGGTTTTCCGTTGATTGCGCTGAGCCAGCTCTCCCGCGGTGTGGAGTCCAGACCCAATAAACGTCCCATGAACTCAGACCTGAAAAATTCCGGAGAAATAGAGGCGGATGCAGACATCATTCTGATGCTTTACAGGGATGAAGTGTACAACCCGGATACGCAGGCCAGGGGCATCGCAGAAATCAATATCACGAAACAACGTAACGGTTCTCTGGGAACGATTTACCGGCGTTTTTATAACGGACATTTTCTGCCTGTGGACCAGGAAAGTGCACGGGTGCTTTCCACTCCCATGAAGCCCGGCAATCCGCGCAGATACAGTAATAAACGAACTGACAGCAGTAAGATGGAGCGTTTCTTTTGAACAACCAGACAATGACTTTTACCCCTGAACAATTGCGTAAACACGCGCAGGAAATGCTGCGTCATGCTGAACAACTCGAAAAAACGGGCATAACAAAAGATGCTATCCGTAAAGATATGGTACCCGCGCTTCGGGAACTGATGCAGGCGAAGCATCGCGCACAGAAAGCAGTAGATGAGCTGGTGGACTGTGTGGCAGAGCTGGAAACCAGAGTCGGAAAGTTTGAAAAACTGGTGCAGGAGGCGCTGCGCTGATGCGCCATGAGTTTGTTTTGCCCTGGCTTGTGCGCGATCATTATGTCCCTGGTGGAAAGCCCGGGATAAAAATCACCGAACCGGAGAGTATTTGATGAGCGTCAAAATTCAAACGATACCGGAACTGCTTATCCAGACACGAGGTAATATGACCGAAGTTTCACGAATGCTGAACTGTAATCGCGCCACGGTAAGAAAATATGCTGAAGATAAAGAGGGCAAAGGGCACGCCATTGTTGATGGTGTTCTGATTGTTCATCGTGGATGGGACAGGGGTAAAGACAGTGATGCGTGATATTCAGCAGGTTCTTGAGCGCTGGGGCGCGTGGGTGGCTAATAATCATGAGGATGTGACCTGGTCGTCCATTGCTGCCGGTTTTAAGGGATTAATCCCTTCAAAAGTAAAATCCCGCCCGCAATGCTGTGACGATGACGCGATGGTTATATGTGGGTGTATGGCCCGCCTTAACCGGAACAACAACGATCTACATGACTTGCTGGTTGACTACTACGTGTTTGGGATGACATTCATGACGCTGGCGCGGAAGCATGGATGCTCAGATGGTTATATAGGAAAGAAGCTACAAAAAGCCGAGGGGGTGGTGGAAGGAATGTTGATGATGTTGGGTGTCCGGTTAGAAATGGACAAATATATTGAACATCCCTGATGGTAAGGGGCGACTTTCTAGAAAATATTTTACGTACGTAAAAAACGGGATATTCTGTTAAGAGTGGTTGCTTCGCCACACAGCTTAAACCCGCCTCCGGGCGGGTTTTTTATGCCTGAAAAACGGTACAGGACGTTAAACACGCTGGTGGTCAGATGAGTTTGCAGATGTGATGACATATGGTTATTATTCTGCCTCCGGCCCTTTAGCTCAGTTGGTCAGAGCGAGCGACTCATAATCGCCAGGTCGCTGGTTCAAGTCCAGCAAGGGCCACCAACCACCACTAGCTCATCCGGATAGAGCATCAACCTTCTAAGTTGACGGTGCGAGGTTCGAGTCCTCGGTGGTGGGCCAGCGCCGACTTAGCTCAGCAGGCAGAGCAACTGACTTGTAATCAGTAGGTCACCAGTTCGATTCCGGTAGTCGGCACCATATGCGGGCATCGTATAATGGCTATTACCTCAGCCTTCCAAGCTGATGATGCGGGTTCGATTCCCGCTGCCCGCTCCAGTCAGAGTCTTTCAGTCTGCGATGATGGGAAATCCCGGAGTGACTGAAAGACGTTTAAGTTATGAATGATCGCCTTTTTTTGCAAAATTGCTGTGCAGAAATACTAACCTTCGGGCGTGCGATCATTCATAAGCACTCTGCTTTTATTCCGATTAACTGTGGGTGGTTTGTTGGATAGAGTGCTTTCCTTACTGTATATATCGTTTCGCCCGCTTTTGCGTTTTTTTCTTTTCAAATCCCTTTCATTTCTCAGTGTAAAACTACGCCATCCGTTATTTGCGGAGGTGAGGCTATGAAATCCATGGACAAAATTTCAACGGGCATTGCCTACGGCACCTCCGCCGGCAGTGCCGGCTACTGGTTTTTGCAGTGGTTGGATCAGGTCAGTCCATCACAGTGGGCTGCGATTGGTGTGCTGGGAAGTCTGCTTCTGGGGCTTCTGACTTATCTGACGAATCTGTATTTCAAAATTAAGAGAAGACAAGCGTAAGGCTGCACGGGGAGAGTAAATAATGAAGCATGAAGAAATGAATCAGCGATTCAATCACCTGGAAAATGAAATCACTGAGCTTAATAAAAAATTGTCGGCGTTGGTGAGTTCTGAAGATGAAAACAAACGCCGCGATGAGCATTATGCGGCGATTTACGATTACTGCCACAAAGTCGCTCACGAGACTTTTATGAAGTTTTTGCAGGAAAAGTTTTTACCGGCCGCATTGTCAGAAAAAGAGGCGGCTTACCTGCGGCCTGAGTACGTCATTACGGTTAACAGTGCCGGAGAGGAAGAGCATAAAAGTGATTTTATTGCGTCTGCACCGGATAAAGACCAGGAACCCCGTCGGCCTTTCAGGGTTTCCTGTGAAGAGGGTGAGTTCGTCGTTTATGAGAACGGAAAACCTGTCCGGGCATCGCATCATCACTGCCTGAAAATTATTAATCTCGCTATCAGATGCCTGAAAGACGAAAACACCAGAGTTATGAAACGCATTGGCCGTTGCATGGGGTATTTGCAGGTGGCGGCAGAGATTGAAGCACTTGCCAGTGGTGCAGACATGGATGCTGCGGTGCGGGAGGCTCTTCTTCGTGATTTCAATACTCCCCCTTTAAGAAAGAGCCTGATGACTGGATCCAGCCGGGGCTGACTTATCTTAAAAGGCGTATATAAGTTGGCTCGTTATTTGTTGCCGATAAATCCTGATAAATATCCATGAGCGCAAAAATCAAATACGGCCTGTCGGCTGCTGTTCTGGCGCTGATTGCCGCAGGCGCGTCTGCTCCCCAGATACTTGACCAGTTTCTGAACGAAAAAGAGGGTAATCACACAACGGCATACCGTGATGGTTCTGGCATATGGACCATCTGTCGTGGTGCCACAATGGTGGATGGTAAGCCTGTCATACCGGGAATGAAGCTGTCGAAGGAAAAATGTGACCAGGTTAACGCTATTGAACGTGATAAGGCGCTGGCATGGGTGGAGCGCAATATTAAAGTACCTCTGACCGAACCACAGAAAGCGGGTATAGCGTCATTTTGTCCCTATAACATTGGCCCCGGTAAGTGTTTTCCGTCGACGTTTTATAAGCGGCTGAATGCTGGTGATCGTAAAGGTGCATGCGAGGCGATTCGCTGGTGGATAAAAGATGTTGGGCGCGATTGCCGCATACGTTCAAATAACTGCTATGGACAGGTTATTCGTCGTGACCAGGAAAGCGCATTAGCCTGTTGGGGGATAGATCAATGAGCAGAGTCACCGCGATTATCTCCGCTCTGGTTATCTGCATCATCGTCTGCCTGTCATGGGCTGTTAATCATTACCGTGATAACGCCATTACCTACAAAGAGCAGCGCGACAAAAACGCAAGAGAACTGAAGCTGGCGAACGCAACCATTACTGACATGCAGCAGCGCCAGCGTTCTGCTGATGCACTCGATGCTAAATACACGAAGGAGTTAGCTGATGCGAAAGCTGAAAATGATGCTCTTCGGCGCAAGCTTGATAATGGTGGTCGGGTGCTCGTCAAAGGAAAATGCCCTGTGCCATCCTCAGCCGAAACCTCCAGCGCCTCCGGCATGGGCAATGATGCCAGCGTCGAACTCTCTCCAGTTGCTGGACGAAACGTTCTCGGTATCAGAGACGGAATCATCAGAGACCAGACAGCACTGAGAACGCTTCAGGAATACATCAGAACGCAGTGTCTGAATTAACGGAGCTGGAATGAATGCTGTTTACCTGTTGCGGAAATAAAGATTGCATATTGCGACAATTTGTTGCATGTTTAAGGTGCGCTTTTCCAGAGCGTATGCGTACGCACCGCATGAAGTACAACCACAGAGAGGCAACCATAATGGCAACAAGCATCCGTTTAGACGATGATTTCGTCAGTGACGTAAAGGTTCACGCTGATGCCGCAAGTCGCAGCATACCAAAACAAATTGAGCACTGGGCTAAGATTGGTCGTATAGCTGAAGATAATCCAGATCTGCCATTCAGTTTTATTAGCGAAGTTCTGCTGTCACAAAGCGAAATCAGACACAACAAGGTAACGCGTTATGTCAGAAGAACAGACAGGTCGTGAAATTGATGTTTATCAGAGTCGGCGTTTCGAAAAGTCTCTGAGTAAACTCCCGGAAGCGCAACTGAAAGTTGTGGAAGATGAGATCGACAGAATAATTGACAATCCTCTGTTGGGAACGCAAAAGAAAGGAGACCTCAGTTTTCTTCGTGTGCATAAATTTCAGCTGAATAATCAACAGGTGCTTCTGGGTTACAGCTGGCTTGACGATAAACTTGAGCTCTACCTCCTTAGCATCGGTCCACATGAAAATTTTTATACCGATCAGAAAAAACACCGAAAAGCTGATTTAAAACTCATCGGTTAGTCCTGACGTCATGCATACCAGCCCACGTAAACGCGTGGGCTTTTTCATATCTGAATTTCACCGCGCACCGCAGCGCATGATAACCACCGAACCTGCCCCTTTGGAATGAGCCTTTGAGGATACCAGTTAGTGCTGGCGAGCCTCGGTGGGCTGGTTTCCTGTGCGGCAAAGGTTCATTTCAAAGAACAGGTATACGACATGAAATCATTAACCTGAGGTGTACTGGCAATAGCGGACACTACCATTTGTTCTTTTTTTAAGCAGCCATCTGATGATATTTTTCCCTGAAGGCTGCCGGGGAGATATTCCCCAGACGAGAGTGACGACGCTGACGATTGTAGAAAATCTCAATGTATTCCCGTATTACTGAGATGGCTTCATCCCGGTTATTAAAACGATAGTGGCTCAGGCTCTCATTTTTCAGCGTTCCCCAGAAGCTTTCCATCGGAGCGTTGTCGTAACAGTTACCTTTACGCGACATTGATGTTTTCAGACCAAACTGCTCCTGTATGACCCGGTAATCGTATGCGCAGTACTGTGAACCTCGATCAGAGTGGTGGATTAGCCCGGCAGGTGGGCGCTGGCTCCTGAGCGCCATAAACAGGGCTTTACCTGTCAGCTCTTTTGTCATGCGCTCTCCCATGGCGTAGCCGACAATTTCGCACGTATAAACATCTTTGATGCCAGCGAGGTACAACCATCCCTCCTGTGTGGCAACATACGTCAGGTCCGCCACCCAGACCTGATTTGGTGCTGTAGGAGCGAACGTCTGGTTCAGCAGATTTGGCGCAACTGGCAGATTGTGGTTCGAGTTCGTAGTCGCTCTGAACTTGCGTTTCTGCTTACAGCGTAGCCTTAGCTCCTTACGAAGACGTGCCAGTCGGTCACGACCAACGATGATGCCATTCTCTGCCAGCTCCGTCTGGAGCCGCCGGGTTCCATATGTTTCGCGAGTGCGGATATGTGCCACCTTAATCTCCAGTTTTAGCCGCTCATCACTTTGTTTTCTGTCTGAGGGTTCATGCTGTACCCAGTTGTAATAACCGCTCCTGGATACACCAAATACCTGACACATCGCTTCAATGGGAAATTGTTGTCGCCATTGTTCGATTAACGCGTATTTTTCAGCGACTCCTGTGCAAAATACGCTGTTGCTTTTTTTAATATATCTCGCTCAAGGCGAGCTTCATTTAACGCCTTACGCAGTTGCAGAATTTCAGATTCCAGTTCAGCCACCGTGCGGGAACCAGGAGTACCGAGCCCTTTTCTGGCGGCGGTAACCCATTGTCCTAAAGTGCCTTCAGGAAGGGATAATCGGGAAGCGCCTTCACTGATCGAAAGTTGATTTTCAAGAACCGTTCTGACAGCTTCGGCTTTGAACTCTTTAGAGTAACGTTGGGTTTTTCTGCTCATTATTAGCTCCTTCTGATGCCATTCTATTTCAGGAAGGAGTGTCCGTTAAACTCAGGCTACCTCAACCCTCTTCAATCAGCCAATCCGTATCGGTGAAGATGGCATGATCTGCCTCACTGATATGTGGAAAGCCAGTGGTAAAAGTGAATCTGAATCTCCGTACCACTACCTGCGAAACAAGCAGACCAAAGAGTTCTTAGCCGAGCTGGAGAAAAACCACGAATCTGTGGTTTTTACTGAGCGCGGTGTACACGGTGGAACATATGGCGGGAAGTTTGTTGCTTATGATTATGCAGCATGGCTAAACCCCGGATTTAAATATGCAGCCTATAAAGTCCTGGATGACTACTTCACCGGAGAACTTCAGCATCGCAACAGCTTAAGTGCGCAGCTCAATATGAAGTGTCATGAGTTTGATCAGAAAAAAGATATGGCGAGCTTCTGTGGACAAGGGCTGGCGGCATGGCGCTATACGAAGCCAGTGTTGGTCGCTGAGATTAACTCCCTGGCTAACCAGCTGCAGATAACGATCCCCGGGCTTCCGGGATGAGTGATCGTGTCATTGAATGCGCCTCCAGAGCGGGGCGCGACTTCTCAGAGTTCATGAAAGGCGAGAAGGGCATGATGGAAGCATTGGCCTCGGTGGATGAGTTTGGCGAGCAGCTGCGCCTCAACGGCTGTGTCAATCATCACTTTGTTAGCTACATGATGCGGAACTCGATCATGCAGGCATTCATGGACATGGCAAAAGCCGAGAGGAAAGAAGAGCGCCGGCGTAAGCGAGCGGAAGCAAAAGCGAAGTAGCCATTACAAAGCCCATCTACTGGTGGGCTTGATAATGGCTTATACCCTACACGGGATAACTTAACTGATATCCCTTTTAACGGATAAAGGTATTCAAGCCTGACACATCATGCGCTGTATCGTCGCTGTATTCCCGCATTAACCATGACCGTAGCCCGACGGGGAACTCCTTCTGCGCGAGTGTGCGGGAATAATCAAAAACGATGCACACCGGGTTTTTACCGCGTTTATGGTTCGCGGGTTTGTCCCTCATGCTCGCCAGTCCTGTGCGGGGGTGGAAGAAACAGGACACTTACACTGATTCTTGTGGGTACGATGCTATTCCTTTCTGGATTATCCCGATGTCATTCATGCAGGGCGCTGTATCAGACGTTCGTCATGGCTGTCAGGCTGACGGGTCCTCCCGGTGGGGTGGCCTGCCACGGGGCGGGAGCGGCGCAGAATTTCACTATTTATGAAAATTTTTCGGAAACCATGTCCGGTTTCTCTGAAGGTTAACCATTTGAAAAATATAGAAATGTGCCTTCTGCGAACCGGACATGCGCAAAAATTGAACACTCAAACCGGACATATATGCCGCGTTTCATAAAGTTGTTCGCAAGATGCATGTTTAAAACGCATGAGGGGAGATTTTTTGGCGAGGTGAACAGTGGCTACTCAGACTGAAGTTGCCAGGCATTTGAGTCTGACCGATCGCCAGCTTCGCAGATTACAGAAACTGCCGGGTGCCCCGGTTTCGAACAAGCGAGGACAACTGGATCTGGATGCCTGGCGTGATTTTTACATATCGTATCTGAGAAGAAGTAAAAACGATGTGCCTGATGGTGATCCGGAAGAGGATTATGAAGAGAAACTACTCATTGCGAGATGGGAACTGACCGCAGAACAGGCTGTCGCACAGCAGTTAAAAAATCAGGTGTCAAAAGGAAATCTTATTGATAGCGGATTTTGTATTTTTGCCCTTAGTAAGCTGGCGATGGCTTTATCCAGTACGCTTGACTCCATTCCTTTGTCCATGCAACGACAGTTCCCGGATTTAACGCCGCGTCATATTGATCATCTGAAAATCCTTATTGCTAAGGGAGCGAATCAGTGCGCGCGTGCGGGGGATAAATTACCGGATTTACTCGATGAATATATCAGAACAACAACTGAGTAATATGATGGTGGCAGTCACTATCGCACTGCAGCCACTGGTCAGGGTATTGCCGGTGACGGCTGTAGAATGGGCCGATCAAAATTATTACCTGCCTAAAGAATCGTCATACGGTGAGGGGGAATGGAAAACGCTGCCGTTTCAGGTCGCCATCATGAACTGCATGGGCAATGACGAGATTCGTACAGTTAACCTGATTAAATCTGCCCGTGTTGGTTATACAAAGATGTTGCTGGGGGTGGTCGGGTATTTTATTGAGCATAAATCCCGCAACAGCCTGCTTTTTCAGCCCACTGACTCGGCTGCTGAAGATTTTATGAAGTCTCACGTGGAGTCGACGATCCGGGACGTACCCTGTCTGAAAGCCCTTTCTCCATGGCTGGGACGTAAACATCGTGACAATACCCTCACACTGAAACGCTTTTCCTCCGGCGTGGGATTCTGGTGTCTGGGCGGTGCAGCTGCCAAAAACTACCGTGAAAAATCTGTGGATGTGGTCTGCTATGACGAACTCTCCTCGTTTGAACCGGATGTGGAAAAAGAAGGTTCGCCGACGCTGCTTGGCGATAAACGTATCGAAGGTTCGGTATGGCCTAAATCCATACGCGGCTCAACGCCAAAAATTAAAGGCTCCTGTCAGATTGAAAAAGCTGCGAATGAATCTGCGCATTTCATGCGGTTTTATGTCCCTTGCCCTCATTGCGGGGAGGAGCAGTATCTGAAGTTTGGCGATGATGCGACGTCGTTTGGCCTGAAATGGGAGAAGGGTAAACCGGAAACGGTGTATTACCTGTGTGAACATAATGGCTGCGTGATCCGTCAGTCTGAACTTGATCAGACCGGGGGGCGCTGGATTTGTGACAATACCGGGATGTGGACGCGTGACGGCCTGACATTTTACAGCGTCGGTGATGAGGAGATACCCCCGCCACGTTCTGTCACTTTCCACATCTGGACGGCGTACAGCCCGTTCACTACCTGGGCGCAGATTGTTTATGACTGGCTGGATGCACTGAAGGATCCTAACGGCGTCAAGACGTTTGTAAACACCACACTGGGGGAGACCTGGGAAGAGGCCGTGGGCGAAAAACTCGATCACCAGGTGCTGATGGATAAGGTTGTGCATTACCCGGCGGCGGTGCCTGTCCGGGTGGTTTACCTGACTGCTGGTATTGACTCGCAGCGAAACCGTTTTGAGATGTATGTCTGGGGATGGGCTCCGGGAGAGGAAGCCTTTCTGGTGGATAAAATCATCATTATGGGACGACCTGATGAGGAAGAGACGCTGTTACGTGTGGATGCGGCGATCAACAAAAAATACCGCCATGCAGACGGGGTGATGCTGCCAACTTACTGATTTAGTGTATGATGGTGTTTTTGAGGTGCTCCAGTGGCTTCTGTTTCTATCAGCTGTCCCTCCTGTTCAGCTACTGACGGGGTGGTGCGTAACGGCAAAAGCACCGCCGGACATCAGCGCTATCTCTGCTCTCACTGCCGTAAAACATGGCAACTGCAGTTCACTTACACCGCTTCTCAACCCGGTACGCACCAGAAAATCATTGATATGGCCATGAATGGCGTTGGATGCCGGGCAACTGCCCGCATTATGGGCGTTGGCCTCAACACGATTTTACGTCACTTAAAAAACTCAGGCCGCAGTCGGTAACCTCGCGCATACAGCCGGGCAGTGACGTCATCGTCTGCGCGGAAATGGACGAACAGTGGGGCTATGTCGGGGCTAAATCGCGCCAGCGCTGGCTGTTTTACGCGTATGACAGTCTCCGGAAGACGGTTGTTGCGCACGTATTCGGTGAACGCACTATGGCGACGCTGGGGCGTCTTATGAGCCTGCTGTCACCCTTTGACGTGGTGATATGGATGACGGATGGCTGGCCGCTGTATGAATCCCGCCTGAAGGGAAAGCTGCACGTAATCAGCAAGCGATATACGCAGCGAATTGAGCGGCATAACCTGAATCTGAGGCAGCACCTGGCACGGCTGGGACGGAAGTCGCTGTCGTTCTCAAAATCGGTGGAGCTGCATGACAAAGTCATCGGGCATTATCTGAACATAAAACACTATCAATAAGTTGGAGTCATTACCCGGTATAGCGTATGACGATCCGGGGAGCGGAAATAACCTAGGAGGCACGCGATACACGGGTTATGGTTTTGAAGTTCGCAAAAACGGCGTATTAATCGCATCCAGAGAAACTAAAGGGGCCATTCCCGGTAGTTACAGTGCAGTTATTGATATGCCTAGTGGTGGTGGTAGCGTCACTCTGGAGTTTAAGATTTTCCAGAAAGGCAATCAGGGGGCAGGCAATATCACCGACTGTACGGTGATTGTGACCAAAAAAGCGGCTTCCGGCATCAGTATTCGTTGAAATTGTTATAACCCATATAAGGGCACCAGAAATGGTGCCTTTTTTATTGCAGAAAAGCGAGAGGTAATTATGCGTAAACTTTATGCCGCCATTTTGTCCGCAGCCATTTGTCTGGCCGTATCCGGTGCGCCTGCATGGGCATCTGAACATCAGTCCACGCTGAGCGCGGGGTATCTTCATGCCTCGACGAACGTTCCCGGCAGCGATGATCTTAACGGGATTAACGTGAAATACCGTTATGAGTTTACGGACACACTGGGGCTGGTGACGTCATTCAGCTATGCAGGAGACAAGAATCGCCAGCTTACCCGTTACAGCGATACCCGCTGGCATGAAGATTCCGTGCGTAACCGCTGGTTCAGCGTGATGGTGGGGCCGTCTGTGCGCGTGAATGAATGGTTCAGCGCGTATGCGATGGCGGGTATGGCTTACAGCCGTGTGTCGACTTTCTCCGGGGATTATCTCCGCGTAACTGACAACAAGGGGAAAACGCACGATGTGCTGACCGGGAGTGATGACAACCGCCACAGCAACACGTCTCTGGCGTGGGGGGCTGGCGTGCAGTTTAACCCGACCGAATCCGTGGCCATTGACCTTGCTTATGAAGGTTCCGGCAGTGGCGACTGGCGCACTGACGGTTTCATCGTGGGTGTCGGTTATAAGTTCTGATTAGCCAGGTAACACAGTGTTATGACAGCCCGCTGGTTCAGGCGGGCTTTTTGTGGGGTGAATATGGCAGTAAAGATTTCAGGTGTACTGAAAGATGGGGCGGGTAAACCTGTCGTAAATTGTGCGATTGAACTGCGGGCCAGAAGAACCAGTCCGACCGTTGTGGCACACGTTGTTGCCACTTGCGTGACGGACAATAACGGTGCTTATGTGATTGAGGCTGAGCCGGGGTATTACGAGGTTGCGCTTCACTGTAACGGCTGGCAGCCAACCCGTGTCGGGGATATTGATGTGGCACCGACTGATGCACCGGGGACACTGAACGCGTTTCTGAATGCACCAAAGGATGGTGATTTACGTCCGGAGGTGATGAAGCGCTTTGAGGAAATGGTGGCGCAGGCGCAGCAGAGTGCCGGGGCTGCAGCCGGAAACGCACAGCAGACGGCGCAGGATGTGGCGCCAGCCGCAACGGCCCGTGATGATGCACAACGTTTTGCGGAGAATGCCAGACAGGATGCAGTTGCCACTGCAGAGGACAGAAAGGCCACTGCGGAAGACGTGAAAAGCACGGGGAAAAACGCCGTCTTATCCGGTCAGCGTGCACAGGCAGCCGCAGGTTATGCCCGCGCAGCAGAACAGGCCAAAAATGACATTGATGCTGCGCTGACCGGCACTCTGAAAACGGCTAACCATCTGTCTGAAATCGCAGCAGCAGGCGAAAAGGCACAACAGAAGTCCCGGGATAATCTGGGGCTGAAAAGTGCGGCCACGATGGAAGCACAGAGCGACATTTACGACCGGACAAAAGGCCGTCTGGCGATACCCGGCGCATTCGGCTTTGGGTGTGCTTTTCTGCCTGAAGATGTTATCCGTTTTGACACTAAGAGTGATTTCCTGGCCTGGGTAAGGAATGCGCTGCCAGGTGAATATTCCGTTGCTGGCCCCTACGACATCATCATACCCGACACACGGTTTGAAGGGGTGCTCAGCATCCGGTGGACTGATGCACGCCCTGAGACAACAGAACCGCGGTACAGAGCCAAATCCCTTACTTTTTACGGCATTAACGGCCCCATTTATCACACCCGCTACTGCTACTGGCCCATATCCAGACTGACTGGCTGGGTGAAAATAAATATAACCACAGAAGATATTATTTACAGAATCGTGGCGAGCTCTGTCTGCAACAGATGGGGAGACCCTGACATTGGCGGGCTGATTATTGCTGCGTACCAGGGAGAAGCTGACGGTGATAAAGTCATCAGACTTGTCAGGGGGCAGTCATACAGAGGCTCACGACTGGGACCGGTGGGGATTTCAGTGCCCAGTACTCCCACCGGAACGTATATAGCATCCCCACAATTTTTCATTACGGGATGTTCAGAGCATTCATTACCGGGGTCATATTGCGCCCTGTCCGGGGTGCCGGATGCACATGTCTCTGGCGCAATGCCCGGGCTTTTTATTCGCACATCGTGAGGAATGCACCGTGGAAATTAAAAAAATCATTAATCCCCGTTATACCGAAAGTGGCGCAGTAGACTGTGACGTTTTTTTTGACGACAGGGACCAGGCAGTTCCCTACACAGCCACCGCTGATGATGTCGCACCGACGGGTCAGCAAATCTGGCAGGAACTGCAAAGTGGCAAATGGGGTGAGATAGCCCCATTCACTGTGACACCAGAAATGCTGGAAGCGGCCAGAGAGGCCAGACGTCAGGAAATTGAAGCATGGCGCGCAGAACAGGAGGCGAAGCCGTTCACGTTTGAATGGAACGGTCGTATCTGGAATGCTGGTCCCGACTCACTGGGCCGCCTGTCCCCGGTAGTCATGCTGGCAAAATCTGTCACAGCACAAACACATATGGCGTGGAGCGATGCCGATAATCAGCAGGTGAAACTGTCGATGCCGGAACTGGAAGAACTGGCGGCAGCAATGGTGCAGGCGCAGGTCGATCGCAACGATGAGATTTATCGCCGTCAGCGTGAAATGAAAGAGGAGCTGAGCGGTCTGGATGATTTGGCTTCAATTCGGGCGTTTGACGTTGAGTAATGAATAAGCCGCAACTGGCGGAATCACAGAAGACCGCTTTGCTTACCGAAGCGGAGTCTGTCATCCGGCCGCGGGGGCGTGCTGTCAGGCTGAACAGGGAAACGGATGAATCCGGGGAGGCCCGGGGGCGGGCCTCTGTTTTTCCGGAGTCAGTCCGGTCTGTGGTTTATGCGATGTGATTATGAATGGTGCAGTTGTGAGCCGTTTTCAGGCAATCGCAGGGCCAGTACCTCGTCAGTCAGCTGACGGTAAATCTGCTGTTCAGTCTCACGCATCACCTGTGCACCGGCTTCCCTCTCCGCATCCGCATCACCGCTCAGACCTGATGCTTTCAGCCGGTCAGCCACCCTCTGAGGGTACTCATTCTCCAGCATCTCATATTTCTGCTCTTCTGCCTGCACCCAGCGGTCAGCTTCCGTACGCTTCAGTACAGCATGCCATGGTCCCCAGAGGGAGAACCAGTCCGTAAATTCATTCTCTTCACGGCTTCTGACCATGGCTTCGGCAGTGCGGAGGTCATTTGCTGTCACTCCCGACACGCCATAGAAACGCATTTCCTTCACGGCAGTGGAGAGCTGAAGTTTCTCTGCGAGCATGGTCTGGAAGGCCAGGTAGACTTCTATCTCATCCACAAAATGGAGAGTTCTGACTTTATCCCGGGCAATGTCCTCCAGAATTTCGAGGCGGAACATTTCCCTGCCCAGGGAGAGCAGAGCGCCGGTATCATTATCGAAAAGGCCTTCTGATGCCTGATGGACCAGGAGGGTTTTCCGGAGATTGTTCCATGTGAGCGCGACACGGTCCTCACAGCTTTCAGTGGCATCAGCAGCAACAGCGAAAGACTGCTGTCGAAGCTCTGCAGAGGTACTGAGTTTTTCCAGCCATGCAGCGACCTGTTCACGGAATCCGGAGGTATTGCGTGCAGAGACGGTATCGGAAAGGCGGTCAAGGAACGCGGAAAAGGTGTTGGCGTGCTCTTCATGTTCAAAAGCATGCCATATCTGTGATACATCAGATTGTTTGTTTTCCGGGAACCATGCTGTCACGGCATCAGCCAGGGGGCGATGGAGTGTATTCTGTTGTCCGTCACTCATGGAGAAGTAAATCCGTGGGCCGTGGTAGTCCGGTTGGGCGGTTTGTTGTAACAAAGTTTGCATTATTCTGGGAGATAGTTGATTTTCTCTAAGATTGACAACGCTATCAGAACTGAGGCCAAGTATGCTTTCCGGAATTGCCGTGATCCGGTTCTGATTAAGCCAGAATATTCTTATAATATGATCATCTCTTTCTGGAAAATCTGGTATTACTTCCAAAGCATTTCTGGCTGCATCAAGTAATTCCAATGACATTGGTAACCTCGGAAGTACAGACAGGTGATTGTCACTTACATTAATATATTCTAGTGACGCAGGTAATTCAGGAAGTGCGAACAAATGGTTATCACTCACATTTATATATTCCAGCGACACTGGTAATTCAGGAAGTGCAGATAATTGATTACTGCTTGCATTCAGCTCTTTCAATGCCCTTGGTAGCTCGGGGAGCATTGATAGTTGGTTATTGCTTACATTAATTTCATCAAGATTGTCAGGCAATCGTGGTAGAGATCTGAGACCTAAACAAGATAAGTCCAACGATGTTTCACTGTTCTCCAGACATAATTGGAGCCGGGTAAAAGCAGTTTCCCTGTTTTCTCCGGAAATGCTGTTTTTAGTCCATTCAACCCATTCGGAGAGATAATTATTGTGAACATTGTCGATTGATGTAGTTCTGTAAAAAGAGACGTTTCCAGTGGATAGGGGGGGATTATTTACAGGAAGCATAATAACCTCGCAGAAGGATATCCTGATAAAATGTGATACTGGGAAATAATAAGCTGAAATAAAATGTTTCAGGATTGAAATTTATTGTTTTCATTTTAAGGAAGTGATGTTGATTTAACTGTAAAAAAACGATACTATTTTCTTAGATGGTAAATGTCTCGCCTGTGCTATATTTTGTTTTTCGGTTAGTTAAATATCGTACGTTCATATTTGAACGTTCTGCCGGAATGCATTATCAATAGAGGTAAAGTCGCAACCCCAAATCGTAAAGGAAACCGTAGCACGTCTTAAGCAAGAACGTGCTGCGGTTGGATGCTATTTTTTCCCTGAAGCGGAAAACATTACTACAGTACCTTGAACCTTGGTTTTAACATTCTCGAAATGCTCTGAGAGTATATGTGTTAAGCCTTCTTCGGAATCTTTTGTGTTTGAAAAGATGCCTTTCTGATTGTAAATGCGCATCAGTTTTTGACCGAAGCTATTGTGCACAACTCCATCGCCAAGAATTGTGGCTCCGTATAGAGTTCCATCATCAGTTAAGGCCTGCGCCGCATTGCGTATTACACAGCTTTTTGTAGATATATTTCCAGGCAGGCAGTGAAGAAGGTAAAACATGGAAATGGAATCAAATTGACCATGTAACGCCGCAGGATAAGGTTCAAAAACATCATGGCTAATTTTATGTTTAATTTTTGATTCCCCAGCCCTTGTAGATGCCGCGTTCAGGCTAGCTTCGTTCAAATCCATTAAAGATATCAGACTACTCTCAGGTACGTGAGTAAGGTAAAACCCAGTTCCAACACCAATATCCAGATGGTTGTTACCTAAATGTTCCAGAAAGTGTGGAAGAAGGTGTTCCTTTGTAGGACATCCCCATGCAAGCCGATTTGATACTCCCAAAACCCACCAGTCATAAAGCTTTAGGGTAAGTGGTGTGTAAATTTTAGCCCCATCATCTGTGTTTTTTTTCATTAATTTCACCATATTATAGTTTTATTTGTGAATTAAATCAATTATGGCGATGAATTACAAGGGGTTAAATGCTGCCGCAGCATAGCGATATTGAAATAGCCTGGTATGCTTCGATACAGCAGGAGCCGAATGGCTGGAAGACCGTCACCACACAGTTCTACATCCAGGAATTCAGTGAGCATATTGCGCCACTTCAGGATGCTGTAGATCTGGAGATCGCAACGGAGGAAGAAAACTCGTTGCTGGAAGCCTGGAAGAAGTATCGGGTGTTGCTGAACCGTGTTGATACATCAACTGCACCTGATATTGAGTGGCCGGAAGAACCAGACACAATGTAAGCGAAAAAGAAAAACCGCAGACACGACGTATGCAGGACGTGCTGCGGTTGGCTGGTAAACTTTCGATAGTGCGAGTATTGAATGATTTCCAGCCGTTACCGATTTTACGTGTTTATTAGTGAACAAACCACTCGTCAGCAGACTCCCAGGTATCTTTCAGAGTCTCCTGAACAAATGTTTTTGCAGAATCCTTATCTGCGGTGCGTGTAACAGAAAGGCCATCGTTGCTGGTGGCTTTTACGATCACCTCTACATCGTCATAACGTTTACTGATGCGTCGGGTTAATTCTTCCTTTAACGCATCCACAGCACCGTTTGGCATTTTAGTGATTTTTTCTTTAGCGATACAGATCTCAACACGCATAACACCCTCCTGTAACTGTAGTTATGTACAGGTGTTATTTTTATCTGTATGGATAACCAGTGTCAATTCTTGATATTGTTTATGGGGCATCAATGGGGCATGTATGGGACACTTTTTATCGGCGAAATTCGTCGAAGTTCGTCGACATGGTAAACGAATCATCTATCCAACCCTTGAAAAACGGCGCTCCTGGACGATCTTCGTCGATTTTTAAAAATGTTGCGTCACGCGCGTAACGTGACAGGGTTAATATCACAAAGCAACGCCACTTCACCAATTGTGTAAAGCGCCATCGTCTCACCCTTGCTCGCGAGGTCCCAGTTTAACTTTAGACGCAGTTTTGCGAACCAGGTAGTTTTGCCCGTTTTTTGTGCATCTATAGGGTGATTTTATTTTTGCCAGGCGATTTTGAGTGATCGTACTCACGAATTCTCATTTTTCTGCAAGAGTTCAAAGAAAGTTAAACGCAGGCAATGTATGTTACGCGTTTTAAAGGGAAGTGTGGTTTGCGGGTATGTACGATTTTAATCTGGTGTTGCTGCTGCTTCAGCAGATGTGCGTTTTTTTAGTCATTGCGTGGTTAATGAGTAAAACGCCATTATTCATACCGTTAATGCAGGTCACGGTTCGTCTGCCGCATAAATTTCTCTGCTACATCGTCTTTTCCATCTTCTGCATCATGGGCACCTGGTTTGGGTTGCACATTGACGATTCTATTGCCAATACCCGTGCGATAGGCGCGGTAATGGGCGGCTTACTCGGCGGTCCGGTCGTCGGTGGGCTGGTTGGTCTGACCGGCGGCTTACATCGATATTCGATGGGGGGCATGACCGCGCTAAGTTGCATGATCTCAACCATCGTTGAAGGATTGCTCGGCGGCCTGGTACACAGCATCCTGATCCGTCGCGGGCGCACTGATAAAGTCTTTAACCCCATTACCGCCGGTGCCGTCACGTTCGTCGCTGAAATGGTGCAAATGCTGATCATCCTTGCGATCGCCCGACCTTATGAAGATGCGGTGCGTCTGGTGAGTAATATTGCTGCGCCAATGATGGTCACCAATACCGTCGGCGCGGCGCTGTTTATGCGTATATTGCTCGATAAACGCGCGATGTTTGAAAAATACACTTCAGCTTTTTCTGCCACTGCGCTGAAAGTGGCGGCCTCGACGGAAGGCATTTTGCGCCAGGGGTTTAACGAAGTGAACAGCATGAAAGTGGCACAGGTGCTGTATCAGGAGCTGGATATTGGTGCAGTCGCGATTACCGATCGAGAGAAATTGCTGGCCTTTACCGGAATTGGTGACGACCACCATTTACCCGGCAAACCGATTTCTTCGACTTACACCTTAAAAGCGATTGAAACCGGTGAAGTGGTCTACGCTGATGGCAACGAAGTACCTTACCGTTGCTCTTTGCATCCGCAATGCAAACTGGGGTCGACGCTGGTAATTCCGTTGCGTGGCGAAAATCAGCGGGTGATGGGCACCATCAAATTGTATGAAGCCAAAAACCGTTTATTCAGTTCAATCAACCGCACGCTGGGCGAGGGGATTGCGCAACTGCTTTCGGCGCAGATCCTCGCCGGGCAATATGAGCGGCAAAAAGCGATGCTCACCCAGTCAGAAATCAAACTGCTTCACGCACAGGTGAATCCTCATTTTTTGTTTAATGCGCTTAACACCATTAAAGCGGTGATCCGCCGCGACAGCGAACAGGCCAGCCAGCTGGTGCAGTATCTTTCCACTTTTTTCCGCAAAAACTTAAAGCGGCCTTCGGAGTTTGTTACTCTCGCCGACGAAATTGAACATGTGAACGCTTATCTGCAAATTGAAAAGGCGCGCTTCCAGTCGCGGTTGCAGGTCAACATTGCTATTCCGCAAGAATTATCCCAGCAGCAATTGCCCGCGTTTACCCTGCAACCGATAGTGGAAAACGCCATTAAACATGGGACATCACAACTGCTGGATACAGGGCGAGTGGCAATCAGCGCCCGACGTGAGGGGCAACATTTGATGCTGGAGATCGAAGACAATGCCGGTTTGTATCAACCGGTAACCAATGCCAGTGGGCTGGGGATGAATCTGGTGGATAAGCGTTTACGTGAACGGTTTGGCGATGACTATGGAATAAGCGTCGCCTGTGAGCCTGATAGTTACACCCGAATAACGTTACGACTACCATGGAGGGACGAGGCATGATTAAAGTCTTAATTGTCGATGATGAACCGTTAGCACGGGAGAACCTGCGTGTATTTTTGCAGGAGCAGAGCGATATTGAAATCGTTGGAGAGTGTTCAAACGCCGTGGAAGGGATCGGCGCGGTGCATAAACTGCGCCCGGATGTGCTGTTTCTCGATATCCAGATGCCGCGCATCAGTGGTCTGGAAATGGTGGGGATGCTTGACCCGGAACATCGCCCGTATATTGTTTTTCTCACTGCGTTTGACGAATACGCTATTAAAGCCTTTGAAGAACATGCCTTTGATTATCTGCTGAAGCCAATTGATGAAGCGCGACTGGAGAAAACGCTGGCGCGATTGCGTCAGGAGCGCAGCAAGCAGGATGTTTCGCTGTTACCGGAAAATCAACAGGCGCTGAAATTTATCCCTTGTACGGGGCATAGTCGGATTTATTTGCTGCAAATGAAAGATGTGGCATTTGTCAGCAGTCGGATGAGCGGTGTCTACGTTACCAGCCACGAAGGGAAAGAGGGCTTTACCGAATTGACATTACGTACCCTGGAAAGTCGTACACCACTACTGCGCTGCCATCGTCAGTATCTGGTTAACCTCGCGCATTTACAGGAGATTCGTCTGGAAGATAACGGCCAGGCCGAGTTGATTTTGCGTAATGGCTTAACCGTGCCGGTCAGCCGCCGTTATCTGAAAAGCTTAAAAGAGGCGATTGGCCTGTAAAAGACTGCTAAAATGGCTTTTTGCCTCATCAACACCTGAAGGCCTCATGCTAAGTAACGATATTCTGCGCAGCGTGCGCTACATTTTGAAAGCCAATAATAATGACCTGGTGCGTATTTTGGCGCTGGGTAATGTCGAAGCCACCGCGGAACAGATCGCCGTCTGGCTACATAAAGAAGACGAAGAGGGTTTTCAGCGTTGTCCGGACATTGTTTTGTCGTCATTCCTCAACGGCCTGATTTATGAAAAACGCGGCAAGGATGAGTCTGCTCCGGCACTGGAGCCGGAACGTCGCATTAATAACAACATCGTGCTGAAAAAATTACGCATCGCGTTTTCGCTGAAAACCGATGACATTCTGGCGATCCTCACCGAACAGCAGTTCCGCGTTTCGATGCCGGAAATTACAGCGATGATGCGCGCACCGGATCATAAAAACTTCCGCGAATGCGGCGATCAATTTTTACGTTATTTTCTGCGTGGACTGGCAGCGCGCCAGCATGTGAAGAAAAGCTAAGACGGGTATGGCGGCCATGCGAAACATGGCCGCCGACAGATTATTTCACTTCTTTAAAACCAGCGGCTTTCATCACCAGTTCCATTTGCGCCATAGTGATACCTTTTTTGGCATCTTCAGCAGAAACGTTGATTCCTGAAATACCCTGCAGGGCTTTAAAATCCACTTTTTCCATATCGATAGTCACGTTTTCCTGCGCGTAGGTATCGGTATAGGTTAATTTTTCTTCAACACCCGCGATGTTTTTGTATTTGGCGCTTAACGGCTCAAGTGTCTTGGCAGCATCTTCTTTGGTGGTTGCACCAATGGAGGCAAATTGAATTTTGGTTTCAGAAGATTGCTTAAGCACCTTGTCACCTTTGTAGACATAGGTAATGGCAATTTCAGTGCCGTTCAGATTGGCGCTGAATTTCTTCGATTCTTCTTTGTCACCGCAGCCAGCAAGAGAGAAAACCAGAACAGATGCAACAACGAGGGAAAACAGCTTATTGAAAGCCTTCATGTAAAACTCCATTTTATTTAATCAAGGAACTGGTGACTCTCACCAGGGGCTATATAGGATATGCCTAATACCGTGGCGTGAGCAGTCCGGAACTGGAGTAGAACTCTTAGTAAAAAGCACTATTTCATCCTTGTTGCTGAAGCATGGGGAATAATTGTTCGCAAAGCAAAACACCGTTATTTATTGCTTCTACCCGTGCCTCGCTTTCTGTATTACGAAATTGCCCCAACACATGTGCCAGCCGATAAAAACCCACCGCGGTGAGGTCATTCGCCAGCAACTCTGCCTGACTAATAGCGCTCTGTTCCTGATAGCGCCAGCCGTTATGGAGCAGTTGAATAAGTAACGCCTGGCAGCGTATCAGCAACTGATGAGCAGTAGACGGCACAGGCAAAACGCTGGCAGAAGGTAGCGGTGCCACAGGCGTAGTTTCTGCGTCCAGCGCCCAGGCACGGGTTTTTGTCATCATCACCCGTGGTTCCAGTGTCAATTGCCCTTCAACAAAACTGACAAAGCCAGAAACCAGACACACGGGGTCGTCTGTTTGTTGCAAAAGCGCCGCCATGCGTTCAACGGCATAAGGTGCGCTGGCTGAGGCTGGTAATGATAACGTCAGCACATTATCTTCCCCTTCGCCGCTAATGACCTGCGCATCCAGCGTCTGGCGGCTGCTGTCCCAACCGAGCGAAATACACTCAGCGACCGGCAGAATAAATAAGTTATCGACCTGATTAAGAGGCCGTATGCAGGCGGGGGGACGCTGGCGTAAATATTCCCGCAAAGCCACAATGCCCGGCTGGCGTAACGGCGCGCTCAACATTTGCCAGGCATCAGGCGACAGCGGCACAACGCTGCTTAAGCGGTTGCGGGTAGCTAACAGCAGCTCGCCATCGGCACTGCGTTTTGCTGCTTGTGAAACAATTTGCCCGCCCGCCAGTGCGCCAGCCTGAAAACTAAACAGCCGACGCGTAGCTGCCGGTGAGTTTTCCTGTTCACTTCGCGGCCAACTGCGCGAAAGGTGCAAAATACTGCCGGTGTCGGGATCGGTAAACCAGATGCGTAAACCATAATGCTCAATATCCTGCCAGCAACGCATACCTAAAGACACCAGCCGCAGATGATCAAGCTTTGCTTCTCCGGCAATGCCAGAGCCAACGACCGTGCGCCACGGCACAGGAGGAACTTCACCAATACTGTCGCGCCGGGCCATCTCTTGTGCGCAATTTAATCGACTGTTTAATGCCGCAAGCTGATGTAAGCATTCTCCGGCATTATAGTGGCTGGCGCGGGCGTGGAAGGCATCAACGCTGGCGCGCAGTTGCCGTAGCGATTCACTCACCCAGCGCCAGTTGCAGGTCTCTGCCGCCTGCAATGCGAGGTTGAATGCTGCCTCGTAATGGATGAGCGGCTGGCTGATGCCGCCAAGCCATAATGTCTGGCTTAATTGCTGAACATATTGACGACACGCGTTGCCTTCTTCGCTGGCAAACGGATCGTCAGATGATGTGACGTGTTCGCTGCGCATCTGCCAGATTAAATGGTTAAATTCTGCTTGCTGCGCTTTGGCCTCGACGAAGGCCTGTACCGCCAGTACGACATGTTCGCAAAGTGTGCCTTCAATACAATCACAACGGGCGAAACGAATACTGCTGCGGGAATAAAAACGCACATCGCTCATCGGTAAGCGGGCAGAGGGAATTTCACCCGGCGCACAGAACAACTCAATGGTGATGCCTTTAGCGACCAGCGCCTGTGCGCGTTTGCGGGTAGCATCGGGAAGGGTAGCCAGTTCTTCCAGCCAGATTGCCGGATCCCACTCTTCTTCTTTTTCCGTAGACTGAGTGGTGGCACAAAGTCGTTGATAACTTAACACCAGCATCACGCGATGACGGCACATACCGTTGGCCCCGCAACTGCACTGAGCCTCTTTCAGTGCCTGGCCGTTCGCCAGCTGGGTACGGACACCGTCACTGAAGGTGGCGATTAAAGCGTCGTTCTCATGGCTGATCTCCGGGACGTTGCCATTTTCCAGTTCCTTAAGACTGCGCTTAACAAAACCGGCATTGCTTAACGCCGTCAGGGCCTGCGGTGTCAGTTCTAATAATTCCGGACGTAGTGAATTCATGACTGAAGATTCTCCGCAAGCCATGATGCCAGCTCGCCCGGCGTCATGGCGGCTATTTGTGCGCCGACATTAACCAGCGCCCGGGCCGTATCGCGGTCATAGCAAGGTGTTGCGGTGCTATCGAGCGCTGCCAGTCCCAGCACTTTGATGCCGCTCTGGACACACTTTTTCACCTGATGCGTCAGTAATGATGATGAACCCCCTTCGTAAAAATCGCTCACGAGGATAATGACGCTTTTCGCTGGTTGTTCAATAAGTTGCCGACCATACTCCACGGCACTGGCGATATTGGTCCCGCCGCCCAACTGTACTTTCATTAATAACTCTACCGGATCGGCAACGTCTGCCGTGAGATCAACGACGCTTGTGTCAAACGCCACCAGATGGGTACGAATGCCGGGTAACTGCCACAAACAGGCCGCCATCACCGCAGAGTGGATCACCGAATCGACCATCGATCCGCTTTGATCAACCAGTAAGACCAGTTGCCATTGTTCGCTTTGGCGTTTAATGCGGCTGTTAAAGCGGGGGGATTCGATATACAACTTGCCGTGTTGCGGGTGCCAGTGTTGCAGGTTGGCGCGCAGAGTACTTTTGAAATCAAAGTTTCGCGCCAGTGGAATAAATGAACGGCGACGGCGATCGCGGACACCAGAAAAAGCCTGACGAACTTCCTTTGCCAGTCGAGCCATAATTTCTTCAACAACCTGGCACACTATCCGGCGGGCGGCAGCCAGTACTTCGGGGTTCATCAGATGTTTGGTGTGCAAAACAGCGCGTAGCAGGCTTTCAGAAGGCTGCATACGTTCCAGCACGTCGAGATTCGTCACCACATCTTCAATGCCGTAGCGCAGCACGGCATCGCTTTCCAGCCGCTCAATCACCTGCTGCGGAAACAGCGTGTGAATACTGTTGATCCACTCAGGGGTGGTGAGATTTGAGCCACCTAATCCACCGGAACGTTCACCACGCTGGAGCCGTTCAGGATCGCGCCCATACAGCCACTCCAGCGCGTGGTCTATCTGCCGGGCGTTGTCATCCAGCCCACAAAGCGTCGTTTCTGCCGCTTCGCCAAGAATTAATCGCCAGCGTTGTAGCTCACGGGTGGTCAGAAGATCGTTCAGTTCAGACATGGAAAACTCCCCAGTTTTGCAGCGATGCCAGTGCCTGCTGTTCGAGTTGTTGATGATGTGCAATGGCCTGTGGTGGACAATGCAACGGCATTTGCAGCGCCGAAACGGGAAGTTGCGCCAGTTGATAATGCTCAAGCACCTGATGCGCCAGCGTCCCGCGTTCTCGTGGTGGTAGCCAGGCCATCGCCGCGCGTAAATCGGGCAGGGCGTTAATAAAATCGGCTTCACTCAGTTGATTTAAATGACTGCTGAAACCGGCGATAAATGCCGGCTGACAGGCCAGTTGATGGCGGGCCAGCGCCAGCAAACCGTGCAGCGCCTCACCAGATTGTGCCGGGGATAACTGCGCCAGCATCGTCAGCGCCGCTTCGGCACTGGCGTTGGGATGTTCCAGACGCATTAGTGCGCCAAGAGCCGCGCCGCGATCCAGCGCCGGGGCATGAATTGCCTGACTGCGTCGCTCCAGTAAGGCTACCGCCGCAGAAAGAGAAACGCCGGGTAAATTAACGCCGCTATGTAGATCGCGCAGAATATGGCAAAGCGCTTGCCAGCTATGCAGGTGAGCGTGAAACTCCTTTTCATCCGGTCTGCCGTTAGATTCACACAGCCACAGCGTGCGATAGATAGTCGCGCATAACGTCGTTTGTAATATCTGCGCGCCTTGCATACCGCTAATTTCATCCAGCCGCCATAAGGCATAAAGCACTTCCAGCGCCTGGCCCATTTCGGCAAATTGATTTTCCTGGGCGATTAATAGTGTGAGTTGCTCCAGTAATTGTTGACTGAAGGACGCCAGACCCGCTAACGCCGCCTGGCTAAGACATGTGGTGATACTGCCGATTCCGCCCGCGTCCAGCATATCGGCTTCTAATTTATTGCGTGCGGCTTCCTGGAGTGTGGCACCAAAACAGGCGGCCTCAATCAATGCCGCATGCTGGCTAAGCGGGCGGGTTAATTTCCAGCGTTCTTCACCGTTGCCTGCAAGTGTCAGTGTACTTCCCTGCTGGCGTACAATCCCAGGGATCTCCAGTATTGCCAGCCGATGTAACACCTGACTTTGCGCCAGCCCATCGGGGGTAAAGCGATTTAAGGTAAGCTCCGCCGGAAGGGAGATTGCGGTACGTTCCAGTTCGCAGGTGACATCTTTTGGCAGAGGCGGTTGTGGCGTAGAAGGGGCAAGTTTACCGAATCCGTCACCCGCTAATGTGTCTATCAACGTTAGCAGAATCGGATCGGTATCGGGATGAATAACGCCGCGATAGCTCCACGGCAACGGCGCGTTCAGGGCTTCTTTAATCAGCGAGCCTGCTATGGCATCCAGCCAGTCAGTGCGTAACGGTAGTGTATGACCGCGCAACTGTGCCAGCGCCATCGCATGCAGATGAGCGGCAGCCATATCCGCGGTAGAAGCGGGCAATTTGTGCTGGCGCAAACGGGTAAGGATAGTTTTTAGCAGTTGTTCACCGGCCTTCTGCAAGCCCCACTGCCAGCACCAGTTTTGCCATACCGGGGCAGGCATTCCTGAAAGGTATCCTGCCAGCACATCAAGGCGCTTTTCACTGTAGGGTGTGAGATAACAACCTGTAACGGCATCTGCCAGCGAGGGCAATTCTGGCTTGTTAATTTTCTGAGGGCATTCGCGCCACATCTTTGCCAGTGCCGGAGCGTGCCAGCCACCGCAGACAACTAACACGTCGCCATTATTTTGCTGCATCGCCCATCCAATCCAGCGGGCCATAAAGGCTTCGCGCTGACGATTGAGCGCATCGCCGGAGGCGTCGCCCCGCAGTTGGGCAAAATAGTGCGCCAGCGCAGAGGGTAATGCAGTTTGCTGGCTTTCATCTTCGAACAAGTGATCCCACAGGGTATCGCTGTTATCCATGCGGGTGGCACGCAGCAGTAAGGCCTGGCTTTCATCTTGCGTATCAGGCGAATCGTCCTCTTCTTCACTCTGCGCCCAGCAAGGCAAATCGATGAAGTAAGTTTGTGCCTGAATGCGACGTGCGGCTTGTAGCGCCTGCCACTCCGGCGAAAATTCAGCAAATGGCGTCCAGGCACCACGCCCGGGGGCTGCACCGTCCTGATACTGGCAATAACTGTAAATAGCTACCGGAAGCTGGTGGGCTAAAAACAGTTCGTCTACCCGGTCATTAAAATCAGCCGGGCCTTCAATCAACACGTATCGTGGCCGCTGGCTTTCGATTAACGATTTCACCAGCCGGGCGCAGGCCGGACTATGATGCCGGATGCCGACAATTAACGGCTCGCTCATGCATCTTTCCTCACGGCAGGCGGTGGCGGGCTTGATAATAAGCCTGCCAGTGAGCTTCTTTATGTGTGGCGACACGCTGTTCGAAGTAACGGCGCAGACGCGCGCGATCTTCTTCGTTATCTTTGACGATGGTTCCGGCAATACATTCCACCAGGTCGGCAGGCTCCCCCGCGCGATTCGCTAAAAACCAGGCGCGGACGCCCACAGCATGGGCCACGTTCACGGCTTCAGCGGTGGACATAATCGCTGTCAGTGTATCCATTGACGTTTTCTTTTCGCCGTTGGCACGCAGATCGCGGAAGGTGCGGACCAGTAATTCCAGTACCGCGTCAGGCACTTTATGCGGAATACCGCTATGGGCCAGCAAACGCGCCGAAGCACTGGCGACCAGTTCCAACTCCTGGGCGAAATCCATAATCGGAAAAACCGTTTCAAAATCGAAGCGACGCTTTAGCGCAGCACTCATTTCATTGACGCCGCGATCGCGGGTATTGGCAGTGGCAATAATATTAAAGCCTTCTCGCGCATAGAGCTGACTGGCTTCACCAGTGAGTTCCGGCACCGTCATCACCCTGTCAGAAAGCATACCTAACAGACAGTCCTGCACTTCCAGCGGTGTACGCGTTATCTCTTCGAAACGGACGATTTTGCCGTCGCGCATTCCCTGATAAAGCGGGGCAGGGACCAGCGCTTCCGTTGACGGACCATGATTGATAAGCAGGGCGTAGTTCCAGCCATACTTGATTTGATCTTCGGTGGTAGATGCCCATAAGCGCTAACTTAAGGGTTGAACCATCTGAAGAATGCGACGCCTCGGTGCCTCGTTAAGACGATGCCTCGCGTTCTTCAATTGCGTTTTGTAGGCTGTCAGGGATACTGTCCCACGAATGGCCACCTGTAAGCTCCAGATGACCATTTTTGTTATTCTCCACAACGAGTTAGTTCTTCTTTTCGGATCCGGCACTTCTGGGGGGGAAATCCAGCGATGGCTGGATTATGTCGTCAATTAAAAATGCGGCGAGTAGATTAGCAAATATCCACGCTTTCGCGAGTTCAGGTTCCTTTGCACGCAAAGCATCCAGGTGCAGCAAACTTTTGAGCCGCTTAAAAGCCAGTTCAATTTGCCATCGCAGACGGTAACAATCAGCCACTTGCTCTGCTGAATATTCATCTTCCGGTAATGATGTTAGCAATAGCACATGGCCCGCTGCTTCCAGCGTTTCCGCCTGAACTACTCGTCCTTTTCGACGATTCTCGCTGAGCAGTCGGGTTTTACTGATTAATGCTTTTTCGGGAGGAAGTGATACGGCAATGAGACGTGCCGGAAAGGGAGCTCCGGCTTTTTTATTACCTGAATTGCCTATCATTACAGTGGTTTCACCGTTCTTACCGCAATCCAGCCCGCGCAGAAAACCCATCATGTCAAAGCGCATTCCTTCTGCAGTTAACCAGCGCAATCCTCGCCAGTGAACCCGGACGATATAATCAGCTTCTCCAAAAGCAAGTGAGCGGATACATTCGGGACGCGAACCGAATCCCCGGTCAGCAATGCGTATCTCGTCTGCCGTTTGCGCAAATCGGTCCAGCCGTTCAGCGTCTCTGCTGTCGGTTAGCTCAAAATCAGTGAACTGACAGGTATGAGGATCATATCCCATATGTAGTCGCCATTCAGCGCTGCCGCCCCCGGGCGCACTGATTGCTGTTCCATCGACAAGACGCAATCTCTTTCCGCTTGTACAACCCGTAACTGCGGCGCGTACAGCAAGTGTTTGTGCGGCAAGTATGCCAAACCAGTCGGCGGCATTCCGCAGCCGCTTCAGGAGAGCCACGTCAGATAATGTTGCAACGTCATGGAGCTGAGCCCATGCAGTGACTTCACGTAATGACATCCCCCCGGGGCCGTAAGCCAGCCCCAGACGTAGCAGAGTTGCAGCATCACGAATTTCGCGGCGGCGGGTTAGAGCCCCGGCATTACGTGCCGAAGTATCCAGTTCTTCGGGCTTACCAATATGGGCCAGAATTGCTGACCAGTTATCGTGAGAGTAATTCATCGGCACGTTAAATCATATCAGGCGTAATACCACAACCCTTAAGTTAGCGCTTATGGGGAATTTTCCCCGCACACGCCGGAGAACTGGATCACCACGCACAACGGCATTGAGTACACGGCACCAGCACCAGGGGAGAACATCCGCGACAACGCTCCAAACTTTCATAAATGGCTTGATCACGCTGCCGGAAAAGATCCGGGCAAGATGATGCGTATATGCGCCGCGCTATACATGATTATGGCGAACCGGTACGACTGGCAGATGTTTATTGAGGCCACCGGAGACGGCGGGAGCGGCAAGAGCACTTTCACGCACATAGCCAGCCTTCTGGCAGGGAAACAGAACACAGTAAGGCAGTATGACTTTCCGTGAGACAGATGCTGGCCAACGTGGGATATTTAACGCGGGTTAACATCGTTGTCAGAGCCGCATGGGTGAGCTGTTGCTACACCCCGGTATTTCCACCACGGAGGCCAGCATGAACAACAATAACACATTGTACGTCGGGTTAGATGTTCACAAAGAATCGATTACTGTCGCTTATGCTATCAATTCAGAACCTGTTGAACTGATGGGTAAAATTGGCACATCACCTACTGATATTCAGAATCTTTGTAAACGTCTCAGGTCAAAGTCATCGCAGGTCAGTATCGTTTATGAAGCGGGGCCCTGTGGTTATGGACTTTATCGTCGGCTGGTGAAATCCGGTTTTGACTGCATGGTCTGCGCCCCCTCACTTATCCCGAAAAAACCGGGGGAGCGGGTTAAAACCGATCGCCGTGATGCCATCAGACTTGTGCGTTCACTGCGTGCAGGAGATCTTTCTGCTGTCTACGTACCCGGCATTGAAGATGAGGCATTCCGGGATTTGGCCCGGGCATGGGCATCTGCCCGCGATGATTTACGGCATGCAAGGCAACGTCTGAAATCGTTTCTTCTGGTTCATGGGGTCCATTATGTCGGGCGAGCAGATTGGGGCCCTGCACACCGACGCTGGCTCAGCAAATACTCATTCGAAAGTCCCTGGCGACAATTAGCTTTTGACGAACACCGTCGTACAATAGAAGACCGGCAGGCACAATGTGAACGGCTGGAATCCGCCCTGAAGGAGGCCGTTACCGAATGGAGGCTGTATCCGGTAGTAGAGGCGCTGCAAGCCATGCGAGGGATTCAGTTTATTACTGCGGTTGGATTAATTTCTGAACTGGGTGATCTGACCCGTTTTGAACATCCACGACAACTGATGTCATGGTTTGGTATCACGCCATCAGAATATTCATCGGGTGGAAGCAGACATCAGGGCAGCATTACCAAAGCCGGAAACAGCTATGCCAGAAAGCTATTGGTCGAGGCAGCGTGGAGTTACCGTCATCCGGCACGCATCAGTCCGGCAATACAAAAAAGGCAGGAAAATTTACCCCGCCCCGTCATTGACAGAGCATGGGATGCTCAACTCAGGCTTTGTAAGAGGTATCGAAAACTTCAGGCCAAAGGAAAGAATGTCAATATTACAATTGTTGCTGTTGCACGTGAGCTGGCGGGTTTTATCTGGGATATGGGCCGAATAGCAATGTCTGTCGCACAACAACCACAATGTCACAAATAAAAAATGAGAATAACCAGTTCCCTGAAGGCGACGTAGCCCGGTACAAGAGTAACCCACGTTAGCGCTTGGCGACGGCGGAACAAAGCTGATTCGCGACGTAAGAAAGTGGCAGGCTCATATGACGGACCTCTGTAATGCGGTATCCAACCCGCGAATATCAGCGTGATTCACCGTCGGATTTACTGCTACGTCGCCCTCAGGGAATTAAACCTAAAAAGAAAATCGTCAAAATTAGAGATTCCGGTTTGACACGGAAAGTCATATCAGCGCTGAGATGACATCGCTTGATGATGCTGGTGGGCGTGCACAGGTTGTCGGGAGTCGTCTTATCGTCCTGGCAGACCAGCCGAAATATACAGGCGAAGGAACGGGCATCAAGAAAATCACGGGCGGCGACCCCGTGGAAATTAACCCGAAATATGAAAAGCGTTTTACGGCGGTAATCAGGGCGGTGGTGCTGGCAACCAATAACAATCCGATGATATTCACCGAACGGGCCGGAGGCGTGGCACGTCGTCGCGTGATTTTCCGTTTCGACAATATCGTCAACGAGGCCGAAAAAGACAGGGAACTACCGGAAAAGATTGCGGCTGAAATCCCCGTCATTATCCGCCGATTACTGGCGAACTTTGCAGACCCTGAAAAGGCGCGGGCTTTACTACTGGAACAGCGTGACGGTGATGAAGCACTGGCGATAAAGCAGCAAACGGATCCGGTTATTGAGTTTTGCCAGTTCCTGAATTTTCTGGAGGAAGCACGTGGCCTGATGATGGGTGGCGGTGGCGATTCCGTGAAGTACACGACCAGAAACAGCCTTTACCGCGTCTATCTGGCGTTTATGGCATACGCAGGCAGAACCAAACCACTAAACGTAAATGACTTTGGCAAGGCCATGAAGCCAGCCGCAAAAGTTTACGGACATGAATATATTACGCGAAAAATTAATGGAGTGACGCAGACTAACGCAATAACAACCGACGATTGCGACGCGTTTTTATAATTTTTGGCAATTGCTGTCTACCTTGTCTACCTGATTACATAAAAGTTGTTTTAATTCAGTGTATTAATTTAGGTAGACAGCTTTTTTTTACTGTCTACAAGCTGTCTACCTTGTCTACCTGTTTTTGTAGCCAGTCGGAGGGATGGGTAGACATCAGGTAGACAGAGATTTTTTACTGTCTACCACCATAAAACCCGCGTCATTACTGGCCTGAGCATCCACCAGGTAGATAAGGTAGACAAGGTGGGGGTATCTCCAAAACTTTTTAAACGAGGGGGGTAAAAACAAAAATGCACACATCAGGAAAACTTAACAATCAGAAGAAGCAACATAACCGCGCCATTGACCTTACAGAGCACTGGCTGAGGGTGGCGATAAAAATCATCGACCGCAACGCGGGAGAAGGATACGCGAAAGCACATCCTGAACTGATAAGCGCATTCATGACCACGGCGGCAGCAAACTTTGCCACGCTGACAGAACGGGAGATTGCCGAAGCGGAACAGGTGACAACCATCAACGTTAAAACCGGAGAGCAGACAGCATGACAGCACAGATAGCAGCTTACGGGCGGCTGGTGGCTGACCCGCAGTTAAAGACCACCAGCAAAGGGACACAAATGGCGATGGCGAGTATGGCGGTTCCCCTGCCGTGCAGCCAGGCCGATGACGGAACGGCGACGATGTGGTTATCCGTCCTGGCGTTTGGCAGACAGGCCGAAGCACTGGCAAAGCACCGCAAGGGTGAACCCCTGAGCGTGGCGGGTAACATGCAGGTGAGCCAGTGGACCGGACAGAACGGGGAAATGCGGCAGGGCTGGCAGGTTATCGCAGACAGCGTAATCAGTGCGAGAACGGCGCGACCGGGCGGCAAAAAAGGCCAACAGGGGCAGGCTGCTGATGCACTGAGCAGAGCAAAACAACAGGCGGGAAATGATGATCCGTACGGGGATAACATACCGTTTTAAGCAACGAGTAACAGAAGCCGGAGCAATCCGGCTTTTTTATGGGTCCTCCCGGTGTAGTGACCTGCCACGGGGCGGGAGCGGCGCGGAAAAAGGCTAGTTTTTGAAATTTCATTCGTCATCACCACTACTGTAATGGATTGATATTACAGTGGTTTTATTTTTATGGTGTCGATTTTGATTGTTTTTTTGTTCGACACCTTTGCAGGCAGATAAAAAAGCCCGATAAGTACAGGAGGCAAACTTAGCGGGCTTTTTCATATATGAGGTTAACAGCATGGTGACTACTGTTTCCGGAAATCATTTCATAATTTGCAACATGGATCGATATTATTGCGAAATATGAAATCATGATTATAATCATAACTGGATGAACATCCAGTTATGATTTTTAACGTCAAAGAGGAATTTCTGACTATGGCAGAAGAGAAAAAAGGTGGGGTTACAGTCTACATAAGCCCCGACATCGTGGAGGCACTCAAGGAACGCCACCAGCAGAACGTAAAAGCGAGCATTGCGGCAGGACTTGATCCGCTGGCAATGGTTGAGCCGTCAACAGGCTGGCAGGTGCGCGCCTATTTACGTGCGGCGTTGGGCATGAATCAGGTTCACGGGGGTGAATAATGGCAGGTAAAGCAACGGCTCTTAACACTAACCAGCTTTTCGCGTACCTGAATCGGCAGGATGTTCCGGATTTTAGATTCAGTCCGCTGTTTACGTCGCTGTTTTTTCCGAACGTGGCGACCTTCAACACGCAGGACATCATGCTGGATACCCTGGATATTGAAGAAGTCACCATGTCGGCGTTTTGTTCGCCTATGGTGGGTAGCCAGGTTCAGCGCGATAAAGGGTACGAAACAAGCACTATCCGCCCCGGCTACATGAAGCCCAAGCACGAAATCGATCCATCAAAAACCATTATGCGCATGGCTGGAGAAGATCCGGCACAGCTTAACGACCCCACCTGGCGACGTATGCGCCTCATTACTGGCAACATGCGCCGCCAGATAAACGCCATTAAAGCGCGTGTGGAATGGCTGGCAGTGAATGCGGTCACGACCGGAAAAAACATCATTGAAGGCGAAGGCATAGAACGCTATGAAATCGACTGGAATATGCCGGCAAACTGCATTGTCCATCAGGGGCCAGGAAAAAAATGGTCTGAGCAGAATAAAGAGACGCATGATCCGACAGATGACATCGAGCTATACGCCGAACAGGCCAGCTGCCCCGCCAACGTCATGATTATGGGCGCTGAGGTATGGCGAACGTTACGCAGCTTTAAAAAATTCCGCGAGCTGTACGATCTTTCCCGTGGTTCAGAATCCGCCGCAGAGCTGGCGTGTAAAAACCTGGGCGAAGTGGTGAGCTTTAAAGGCTATCTGGGCGATATTGCCCTTATCGTCTATTCCGGCAAATACGCCGACAGCGACGGCACCGAAAAATATTTCCTTGAGCCTGATTTGCTTGTCCTGGGCAACACCAACAATAAAGGGCTGGTGGCCTATGGTGCGATTATGGATCAGGACGCAGTAAGAACGGGCGCAACGCAAAACATGTTTTACCCGAAAAACTGGATTGAGGACGGCGATCCGGCGATTGAGTACGTGCAGACGCACAGCGCACCGCAGCCGGTTCCGGCAGATATTCGCAAATTTGTTACCGTCAAAATTGGTTAACGGGAGATTCTATGGGCACTCCATATGTTGAGTTATTTGCAGGCAGTCAGCAGGTCGCCACGACGCTGGTACATTTTGCCGCTGATGCTGGCGTTATTCAGGAATTTACCCCGCTGATGCTGGCGGACAATGGCGAGTTTAAGGCGTGGGATGGTCAGGAATCTGGCAAGGCTGTTTATCTGACGGCGTACCCCGTGGACACGTCAAAGCAGAAATCAGCACAGTGTTACAAGACGGGGATATTCAATATTGCCGCCGTTAACTGGCCTGAGAGCGTCGACACCGATGCGAAAAAATGCGCCGCCTTTACGGGTTCTGGCGTATCCGTTCAGCCGCTGGCCCGATAAGCAGGGGGAACGATGGCAACGAATGAAAGCATCATGGCGCTACCGCTGGCGAGTAAATTTAAAGCCGAAGCGCGGGCAATGGCTGACAGAGGGTTATCAACCTACGAGGCCATATATCAACTTAACAAACTGGAAGAGCAGGACAAGCCGCGCGCTGATGCGATTATGGCGCTTGATGAATCTGGCGACTATCAGCCGCTGTTACGTGCAATGGCAAACGTGCCTTGTATCGATGTTGGTACGGCTAAAAGCATTCTTAGCATGACCATAGAGCAGGAACGCCAGAAGGTTGCACCAGAGCTTACCGCAGCCTTTGAAAACTTTATGGACATACACAGCCCGAAAGCCGTATCAGCTGGCATGGCATACGATGGCAGAAACCCGGGCGATGACGGCGACATCGATCGCATACTGAAAACCATCTGAGACAGGCCGGAGAAATCCGGCTTTTTTTACGGGTCCTTTCCGGCATATGGACCCGTTACGGGGCGGGAGCGGCGCAGAATTTCACTATTTATGAAAATTTTTCGGAAACCATGTCCGGTTTTTCTGGGAGTTAACTATTTGAAAAATATAAAAATTCACTTTCCGTGAACCGGACATGCGCAAAAATTGAACACTCAAACCGGACATATATGCCGCGTTTCATAAAGTTGTTCGCAAGATGCATGTTTAAAACGCATGAGGGGAGATTTTTTGGCGAGGTGAACAGTGGCTACTCAGACTGAAGTTGCCAGGCATTTGAGTCTGACCGATCGCCAGCTTCGCAGATTACAGAAATTGTTCCCCCATCACTATGGAGACCATAACCATGACCGACGCCGAACTACTGAAAGTAATCCGCCGTATTACCGGAATCAGTCAGGCAACAGGCAAACAGGTGGCCACGCAGCCGGACAGCGTGACAGCCGAAAACTATGCGCGTGTTGTTGCTGAGGTTATGCGCCGTGACGGTATTGAGCTTAACGGCGTGGATATGCGCAACATACGAACCAGAGTCCTTGAGTTGCTGGCATACCGTCGCCGTTCTCAACAACGGAGGGAGAGCATGAAAAATACTTACCAGTGGAAGAAGCCGGAACGGTTGCGGCGGTAG